CTCGATGGTGAAGAAGCCTCACCCATAATGGACCCGCCCGCTGGTCAAGGGCGCCGGCGCTGCATAATATGTCATTATGCCAGTTTTCTCCTTCCTCTGTCTCGCGGCCGTCGCGGTCGATGGCGATACGCTTCGCTGTTCCAATATTTCGGATGCGGGCGGGCGGGTGCGGATCGCGCGGATCGATGCGCCCGAGCGGCGCGACCCGGCGGGGCCGGCCTCGACCGCGGCGCTGGCGCGGATGATCGCGGGGCGCAAGGTCGCGTGCCGGATGGTCGACGCCGATCCCCGGATCGCGGGCTATCAGACGCGCGACCGCTTCGGGCGGATCGTCGCGCGCTGCAGCGCCGGGGGGAAGGATCTGGGGGCGCAGCTGCTCGCGGGCGGTTATGCGGGCGTGTGGCCGAGGCCGCACGGACGGCGCGGGCGCTGATGGAGGAAGGTTGATGGCGGGGCCCGAAAAAGCCTATCCGGTGCGGCTGGCGGGGACGCGAAGCTATTTCGCCGCGATCGGCCGCGCGACCGCGGGCGACGCGGTCACCGTGCTGCGCGAGGCGGGCAATCCCTATGACGCCGACGCGCTGGTCGTGGTCGACGGCGACGGATCGACGCTCGGCTATATCCCGCGCGACAATTGGCTGCGCCGCGCGCTGGTCGACGAAGGCAAAGGATGCCGCGCGACGGTTGAGGACCGCGAGGCGGTCTCGGCCGCGGTGTGGATGACGATCGCCGTCACGCTGACCGACGACGCGCCGATCGGCGGGCGCGATTTCGCGCCGGCGGATTAGGGGAGGATCGGCATCACGTCAGCGCGTTGAGCGCGGCGATGCTTCCCGCGATGAAGCCGGCCAAGCTGAAGAGGCAGGCGATTACACCGACGCCGATCGCGATATTCCCCTTCAACCCCTCGGCATTGACGTCGTATTGCGCGGGCTTGTCCAGAGCCCGCGCCTGGGCATTCCAGGCCATGAACTGGGCCGCGTTATACATGAAAAGTTGCGAGAAAAACGCGCCGATATAGGCGACGAAAACAAGCGCCAGTCCCGCAGAATAAAATGCGAAGGCCGATGTCATCCGCCCCGGATCGACCTTGCTGCCGGTATTGCCGATATAGGTCAGCAACGAAATGATCGAGCCCCCGTTGACGACCATGAGGCCGTTCAGCAGGTTCTTTGAATAGTCGATTTGAAATTGGATGCGCGCGAGGGCCTCGGCGGTTTGGGCTTCATAATCCTGGCGGCCGATTTCGCGATTTGCGTTCTCGACTCCGATGCTCACCCTCGGCCGCGCCTGTTCGGTTTTCGACATATGTGCCTCCCATAAGCCGGTTAGCCGAGATAGCTCCCCGAAGCCAGAAATCGGGAAAGCCCGAAAGACATTGAAGGGGGACAGGAGTAATTGAAGAGGGGCCGTTGCCGGGATTAGGCGGGATCGGGTGGGATTTGGCGGACCGAAAGGGCGGAAATCCGGGCTTGGCGGGTGTCCCTCCCAAAATTGGCGTTCGCGGAGTTGTGTCTATAGCGGTGGTTAATTTGGGCAGCGCTGTGACAGGTGATTTTGAAGTCGGGCCGTTTCGAGAAGGCGGGCGTCTTAGAAGGCGTCCAGACGCTTCTCAGGCACGGAAAAGCGGGCTCTTAGAAGATCGGGCATCATACCCGACCGGCGCGGAAACACATTAAATCCTGTGTCCGGTTCCATCGCGAACCGGGCGGAAAGTTGCCCAGTTCGGGATTGAGCGAATGTCGCGGATTTCCGGGCGGCGCGCGCGATCGGCCGCAAAGGTGCGCGTGCGGAACTGGGTCAGTTTTTCCGGGCGGTGAAACGGTGTATGAGCGAGCCATGCCCCGGCCCGCCAAACCCGCCCTTGAGCGAATCGCCCGCACCCTTTGCAGCCGCAAGGGTCTGCCGGAGAATAGCCAGTTCGAGGGCAAGCCGATGTGGCAGAGCTTTCTGGCTGATGCCCATGCGGTGCTGGTGGCCGCTCGCGAGCCGAGCGCGGCGATGTTGGACGCGGCAGCCAAGCGGGAAGGCCAGAGCGCCGCGGCCATTTATACAGCGATGATCGACGCCGCGCTGCTCGATTAGCCGTGCCATTCGACGAGGTCGGTCGCGGGCGACCAATAGAGAGTTTCGGAATCGCGATCGAGGCTCGCGTGGCCTTCGGCGATGGCGTCCTCGACCGCGTCATCGCGGCTGCGGCGCCAGGGGGTGACGCGGCGGCCGAAGAGGGTGACGGCATAGTGGATGCGGCGGGCGCCGTTGTCGTTCGACGCCCAGGCGAAGGGATCATGCTTCATCGCGCGGCGCCTGGGACTTGCTCGCGGCATCGCTCAGAGCGATTTCAACGTCGACGGTCGGTTCGATGCCGACGGCGCGCAGCACGCCGCGGAACGCGGCCCGGAGATAAGAGGACCGGCAATATTCGGCGGTGGTGTCGCTCACGCGGCCGGCCATGGATTTTTGCATCTGCCGCCAGAAATCGTCGAAGGGCTGACGATCACCGTCGCTGTGGCGATAACAGACCGCGAGCGCGAGGCGCGCCGCATAGGTCGGTCGGATCGGGCCGGCCCTCACCTGCGCCACCAGCTCGGCGAGCGTGACCAGGGCGAGCCAGCGGAGATCGGGCGGGCGACTTTCCATATTTCACATTGTATCGGGCATCTGCACCCACTCGGCGCCGCTACGGTCGGCATTTACAGTGCAAAAGCCGCGGCTCCTGATAGGCACTCCAAAGCCATTCTGAGCGTCGTAGGTGATGCGAAATGACGAATCGCCGCTCGCGAAACTGCTCAGTTGATCATCCATAATACGCTGATAGGTCGCAGGCGCTTTGAGCGTAGCCTTGATGGCCTCGTCGCATAGCCGCCAGCCCGTGCGTTCCTTTGCTCCGGCCAGCCAGAAGGTGCCTCCGATAAGCGCACCAATCACCGCGATCACGCCGATCACTACCCACGAATCCCGCATAGCTCCCTCCCTATCCTGTTGCTTCCATCGGCGGCTCGGCCTGCCGGGTGATGATGCGGGCCGGGGTGATGACGAAGACGCGGCCGCTGTCGCGCTCGCGCTGGGCGCGGCCGGCGCGGAGCGCGTCGAGCGCTGCATCGCGCCGGGTCGGGCGCCACGGCCCCTTGCGTTCGTTGAACCAGGCGTAGGCGAATTGGGGCACGGTGCGCATCAATCGAGCACCGTGCGCAGCCACTCCCCCTCCGCCTCTTCGAGCGCGTCGTGGAGTTCCCAACTCGCCTCGTCCTGGTTGAGGCGCTTCGACAAATCCTGCGGGGTCGAGAGCCGCCCGCCGCGGGGATCGCCCCGCACCGCGCGAGCGAGATCGCCCACGGCATCCGTTCGGGTGTGCTGCCCGCGCAGCCAGTCGATGAAGTTCGTGGTCGTTGCTGTCGCCATCGTGTTCTCTCCTTTCGGCCAATCCCGAGCGCTCGGTCATTTTGACCGAACGCTCAATGACGAGTCGCAAGCGGAATAGAACAAATTGAGAACATCGACAATCGGACAGCATGGCGAAGCTGTCCCTAAAGCGGACGAGCGTATTCGCCGATGACGCGCGCAACGACGATATATTGATCCTCTTCGTGGCCCAGATCGCGCGCAAGAACCGTCTCTTCCTCGTCGTTGCCATCACGGAGGGAAAATCGTGCCAGGATGACGCCGCCATTGACCCGGAACAGATAATAAGCGCCGTGCATCATGCGCTCGCCGGGCTGATGATCCTTGCAGAACAACATTGTCCCCGCGTCGATATTCAGCGCGTCGTTGCGCGTCGGCGCCCGAGCCATCCAGATGCCCGACGTGTCGCCCAGGCTGGCATAGAGCCAATCCTTGCGCATTAGCGTGGTGGTCAGGGGCGTGAGCTTCCCCAGCTCGTCAATTTCGTGGGTCAGATATTCGGGAACCTCGACCCAGTCGGCGTCGTCCGCATTGATTAGCGAAGGTCGGCGGCTCCGGCCTAGCAAGGCGTCCACGCTCGTCGACAGAAGGTCAGCAACCGTGGACAGGTGCTCAGCAGGCCAAGGGCGCTTCCCGGTCCAATAATTCGCCATTGCCGAGGACGAAACGCCAGTCCCCTTCATGATCGCCGAATAGCTGACATTCACCGCTTCTGCTCGATCGCGGACTCGCTTTGCAGTTTGCTCCACAAATCCCGCTTGACGGTCCTCGTTCGTGGACTTATTAACCTCGTTCGATGATAAAGAGCTTGAGGTCTTAGCCATGTCAGTGACCCTCCACCCGGAACGGGTGAAAGCGGAAATTCGGATGCGATGCGGCACATTGGTTCGCTTCGCCGAGGCCAACGGCCTCAATGAAGAGCAGGTGCGCGACTATCTTCGCGGCCGTAGCGGAACGGCTCGTGCGGCCGTCGCCAAGCTGTTGGATGTCGATCCTGAGCATCTGATTCTCTCTCGCGCTGTCCCGGTTCGTGGAGTTGTTACCGCAAATGAGGATGCGGCGCACGGTCTAAGTGCGGGGGCCAAATAGGCATGGCCTCGAAACCCAAAGATGCCGCGCCGGTCGTTGATCAGGTGTTGGAGCTGGACCCCGCCACGATCGACGTTTCGGGACGGGTCGGCTTGTTCTTCCCCGAGAAGGCCGAAGCCTATGCCGCGCTGATCGCGCGGGATGGGCAGCGGACCCCGATCACGGTTCGCCGCAACGGCAGCCGGGCCAAGTTGCCGTGGACGTTGGTCGCCGGGCTTCACCGCCATCGGGGTTGCGAAATCGCGGGCCTGAAGGTTCGCGCGCTTGCCGTTGAAGGCGATGAGGATGCGCTGAAAGCGGTGCAGGCGAGCGAGAACCTCGACCGCCGTGACTTGTCGCCGCTTGAGCGCGCAATGTTTGTCGCGGCCGTTGCGGACGCTGCGAAGGCCCGGCTGCGTCAGCTTCACGACGGAAAGTCGCAACAGCAAATAGCCGCAGAAATCGGCGCTTCCGAGCGTTCGGTCAAAATGACCGAACGCTCAAATGAGCGCTGCGACATTTTGTCGCAACGCTCGGACGAGCGTCGGGGCATTTTGCCCCAACGCTCAAATGACCGCGCAGATAAGGTCCAATTCACGCCGGTCGAAAGGGCGGACGCCGAGGCTCAAGGCGCGGAAGACGCGCTCCGTTCAACATATCAGTGGAGCGAAGCGACCGCTGCGGCCTGTGGCATGGGCGTCGAGAGCCTCAAGCGCTCGCTCCGCATCTTCCGCATCATCGTCGAGCCGAACCGCGACCTGATGGACGCGATCAAGGATCATGCCGTAGCGCAGAATGCGAGCGCGTTGCTGGCGATCTGCGCGAACGGGAGTGACCCGGCGAACGTCCGCGCGATCGTCGAATGGCTGATCGCGCATCCCGTCGCGAAAACCGCCGACGAGGCGATGGTCGCGCTGGAGCTGATGCCCAGCCGCGGCGGCACCGGCGCGCCTGCGACGGGGGACACGAAGTTCCTCAACGGGCTGCAATCGAACCTCCAGCGGCTGTCGCTGAACGGCCAGCGGCGCGCGGCCGACGTGATCGCGCAGTCGATCGCGCCGACGGCGCTGGTCGCGGTGCGCGACGCCATTTCGGCGCGGATCGCGGCGATGGAAGCCCCCAAAGACAAGGGAGAGAAGGCATGAGAAAGGTAATCGACGCGAGGCTGTTCAAGGCGGTTCGGAAAATCGCACGCGAGCTGAGCGACCGGCTGATCGCCAACCGGACCGGCCCCTATGATCCCGACGCGCGCCGCATAGCCACAGACGCGGCGGTGTTCGCGATCGAGGCTTTGGGCGGCGTGATCCGCGATGACGCGAAGGTCGTTGCCCTCACGCTGGGCGGCGTCCGTTCGACCAGCACAAGCGGAATATTGGGCGCCATGACCAATTGGCTGCGCGCGGCCGAACCCAAGATCGGAGCGTCGAAATGACTGGCGCCTCGCAAGACTGGCACGAAGGCGATCTGGCCGTGTGCATCAACAATATCGGCTGGTGGGAAGAGCGCGCGCATGGCGCTGTCGACGGTCCGGTACTGGATCAGGTTCTGCGGGTCGCCGCCGTCTATTCCGGCCTTGGCCTGGAGTTCGACGAGTTCCCCGACCAGATTTGGCCGGAGCGCGAGTTTCGGCGGATCGAGCCCGACCATAGCGCCGCCAACGACCCAGATATCGTCGCGCTGATCAAGGGCGCGCGCGTTCTTTCCTCTTGTTCCGGCCTTCCCCCTCTCGGCCGGAACGGCGCGGCGGCATTGCCCCTTTCCGCCGCCGCGCCACCCCCTTCCAATGGAGTGACCGACCATGGCTGACACCAGCTATACCATTGCGCTCGACATCTTCGCCCGACATGGCAAGCGGCCGATCCTGATTGCCGTGGATGCGGCGACGTCGGACTATTCGATCTATGAGCTGGGCGCCGCGCCCGACGCCGATACCGTGGCCGAGATTATCGAGGCATTGGAACGGGAGATCGAGATCGCCGAGGAATGCCCGGTCGCGATCGAAACTGACCATAGCATCCATTTTTCGTCCGATGTCTTCCATCGCTGGCTGTTCAAGAAAGGCATCGTGCATCGCTATCGGCCGTTGGCGCCGATCGTCGAGGCGCTGATCCGCCAGCACGCGCCGGAGTGGGCGTGATGGTGGCGCATACGCTGATCAACATCGCGTTCGTCGCGATCGGGCTTGTCGGGCTGGGCGTGATCGTCGGCTCGCTGCGGGGGATGGTGTGATGGGCAATCTTCGTCCCGCGCCCGCCAATCTGACGCCGCAGCGCGTCGACAGCCTGATCCGGGCGCTCGACCATTATGACGGCGTCGCGGCGCTGCGCGCCTTTGGCCTGGTGCCCGAGGAGATTGAGAGCATTCGCCGGATCGCGCGGCGGCGCGGCACGTCGTCGCTGGAAGCGGCGCGGACGTTGCTGCGCGCGGCGCTGGAAGCGGTCGAGGGCGCCGACTGATGGCGAAGGCGCGCGCCACCAGCCAGCTTGCCTTTGCGTTCGACCTGCCGCGGCCGGCGACGCATCCGGCAGCGATGGCGGGGTCGGACGCGCGCACGGCGCGGATGGTCGGCGAGATATTGAACAGCGACCCGCGCGCCCGCGAAGTGATCGCCGCCGAAATGAGCGTCCTGCTGGACGATCAGGTGAGCAAGGCGATGCTCGACGCGTGGTCGGCGCCGGGGAAGGACGCGCACAATATCAGTTGGTCGCGGCTGCGCGCGCTGATCCTCGTCACCAACCGTTTCGACCTGCTCGACCGCGACCTGCGCGAGATCGGCGCGGCGGTGCTGGTCGGCGAGGAAATCCACACGGCCCGACTGGGCCATCTGAAATCGAAAATCGCCGAGCTGACCGCCGAACTGCGCGCGGTCGAGCGGATGGCGGCGCCGATTAGCCGAGGGAGAGAGTGATGTCGAAACCGAACAAGCTGTGGTTCACGGCGAAGGAACTGGCCGAGCTGGAGCTTGCGGGCCTGCCGCGGCGCAAGCGCGATATCAACCGGCTGGCCGAGGACGAGAATTGGGCGGTCGCGGTGAGCGACGGCGGCGCGCCGCTCGCGCGGCGCCATTCGGGCCGGGGCGGCGGGTATCAATATCATGTGTCGCTGCTCCCCGCCGCCGCGCGCGCCGATCTGGTGCAGAAGGGGCTGGCGGGCGGCGTGGAAGCGGCCGAGGCGGGGAGTTGCAACGACGCCTCGAACCTGTGGCACTGGCTGGGAACGCAGTCCGACGAGGTGCGCGCCGAAGCGCAGCGCCGGGCGAGCGTCATCGCCTGTATCGAGATGTTCGAGAGCGCGAACATGCCGCGATCGGCGGCGATCGCGGCGGTCGCGGAGTCCGAGGGGCTGAGCGCCGGAACGCTGTGGAACTGGCTGCGGCTGGTGAAGGGCGTCCCCGCGGCCGAGCGCCTACCGCTGCTGGCACCGCGCCGATCGGGCGGCGGCGTCGAGGCCGAGGTCGATCCGGCGATCTGGCAGGAACTGCTGTCGGACTATCTGCGGCTGTCGGCGCCGGGCTGGCCCTCCTGCTACGATCGCGCGGCAGCGAAGGCGAAGGCGCGCGGCATCACCTTGCCGCATAGCCGGACGCTCTATCGGAAGATGGTCCGCGAAGTCCCGGCGCAGGTCATCACGCTGCGCCGAAAGGGCGAGGAAGAGCTTCGCAAGACGCTCCCGGCGCAAATCCGGTCAGTCGCCGACCTGCACGCGATGGAGCTGGTGAACATCGACGGGCACCGCTGCGACGTGTTCGTGAAGATGCCCGACGGGCGGATCATCCGCCCGACGATGATCGCGATCCAGGACGTCTATTCGCGCAAGTTCCTGTCGTGGCGCTTCGCCGAAACCGAGGACATGGTCACGGCACGGCTCGTCTTTGCCGACCTGTTCGCGAAATGGGGCATCCCCAAGGGCCTGCTGACGGACAACGGCCGCGCCTTTGCGTCGAAATGGCTGACGGGCGGCGCGAAGACGCGCTTCCGCTTCAAAATCCGTGACGAAGACCCGACCGGGCTGCTCGTCGCGCTGGGCATCACGATCCATTGGGCCAAGCCGTATCGCGGCCAGTCGAAGCCGATCGAACGCGGTTTCCGCGACCTGTGCGACGCGATCGCGAAGCATCCGGCTTTCGAGGGCGCTTACACCGGCAACCGCCCGGACGCGAAGCCCGAGAATTACGGCACCAAGGCGGTCGATTTCGAGACGTTCGAGCGGGTGTGGAACGCCGGGATGGAAGCGCACAACCGCAAGCTGGGGCGGCGGAGCGAGATGGCGATGGGCCGCAAGAGCTTCGACCAGGTGTTCGAGGAAAGTTATGCCCGTTCGCCGGTCGGCAAGGCGACCGAAGAGCAGCTTCGCATGGCGCTGCTCGCGGCCGATCAGGTTCGCACCGATCGCAAGACGGGTGCGATCACGCTGGCGGGCAATCGCTATTGGTCGCCCGAGCTGAGCGATATCGCGGGGCAGCCGGTGACGGTGCGCTTCGACCCCGAGCAGCTCCATGCGCCGATCCACGTCTATGACCGCGCCGGGCGCTTCCTCGCGACCGCCCCGCTGTGGGAGGCGACCGGCTTCCTCGACATGGCGGCGGCGAAGAAGCGCCAGCGGCTGGAGCGCAATTGGAAGAAATCGGCGAAGGAAGCCGCCGCCGCGCTCGACCTGCTCAGCGCCGACGAGCTGGTTGCGGCGCTGCCCGATTACGAGCCCGAGGGCGTGGCGCCGAAGCCCGGTGCCACGCGGATGGTGCCGCGACGCGGGCAGACGGTCGCGCAGCTCAAGGCCGTCTCACAGACCGCTCAGAAGCCTCTGACCACCCCCCAGGCAGAAGCGACGATCGACCGCTTTGCACGCGCCGCCGAGCGGCATCTGCGCGCCATCGACTAAAGAGGAGAGAGACGTGAACAACCCCGAAGATTTCCCCGTCGACGAGGCCGAGGTCAAGGCATGGCTGAACGAGCGCCGGGCGACGACCGGATTGTCCTGGAAGGCCATCGCTGACGAAAGCGGCCTGAAATCCGGCACGCTGTCGAACTGGGCGAACGGCACCTATGCCGGTCGCGGGGAGAATGTTGCCCGCGACGTGTTCAAATACCGGCAGATGCTCGAATCGCAGACCGAGCGCGCCGCCGATCGGCAGAGCGCCGGCCTGACCGAAGCCCCGAACTTCATCGAAACCGCAACGGGGCGCCGTCTGCGCGGCCTGCTGATGACCGCGCATAGCGGCGAAATCACTTATGCCGCGACCGGCCCCGGCACCGGCAAGACGAAGGAAGCGCAGAACTACATCGCCTGCATGTCGAACGCCTACATGGTGACGATGAAGCCGACGACGAAGAGCGTCACGGCGATGATGGGCGAGGTCATCCGCGCCCTTGGCGGCAAGTCGGGCACGAGCTGGGCGCGCCAGATGTCCGCCCAGGTCATCGACATGGTGAAGGGCCGTCGCTGCCTGCTGATCGTGGACGAAGCGAACTATCTGGAGTTCGAGGCCCACGAAGAGTTGCGCGCATGGCACGATATCGCCGGGCTCGGCATCTGCCTGCTCGGCAACGAGGAACTGCATTCGACGATCCGCGGCGGCGCGCTGCGCGGTGCCCGGCATAGCTTCGCCCGGCTCAATAGCCGCATTGCGATGAAGCATGTCCAGGACATGCCGCTGCCCGAGGATATCGCCGCCTACCTCGACGCCTGGAAGATCGAGAATGCCGAACAGCGCGCACTGCTGACCAAGGTCGGCATGACGCCCGGAACGGGCGGGCTGCGCGAAATCCGCCAGATTATCACGAACGCGACCATGCTGGCCTTTGAGGACGGTTCACCGCTGACCCACGCGCATTTGCGCGAGGCGATGGGCGCCCGCGCGACCAGCCACCTTCGCGTCGTGACCTGATCCCCCAAGCAAAGGAGAATGACATGCCCCTGACCCCCGCCCGCTGGCTGGCGATCTATGAAGATTACGACGGTGACACCCGCACCGCGATGATCGGCGCGAGCGATCCCACGCTGCTTCCCTTCGGCGTCGACGGCTCGGCCATCGGCCTGCCGGAATATAATCCCGGCGCGGCTTTGACGCTGATCGAAATGCCCGCCGATCCCGAGTTCCGCCCCACGATCGTCGACTGCGACATCGAAGCCGAACTGCCCCTGCAATTCATCGATCTTTGAGGAGGCATCCATGACCGAAGCCACCACTATCGCCCCCGCCGTCGTCGAGGTTGCGGGCAAGCGCTATATGCACGATGCCAAGGCCAATCTCGTTCCGGTCGAGACGATCCGGCCCGCCGACCTGTTGATGGACGAAACCGTCCGCAAGATCACGGGCTTTGCCCGCGACCTGTCGGCGCAGATCGCGCGGTTCAAGGGGCACACGTTCGAGGACGTCAACGGGCTCCAGGCGCTGCTCGCGCAGGAGTATGACACCAGCGTCGGCGGCAGGAAGGGCAATATCTCGCTGTCGACCTTCGACGGCTGCCAGAAGGTGCAGGTGCAGGTCGCCGACCTGATGGAGTTCGGCCCCGAGCTTCAGATCGCCAAGACGCTGATCGACGAATGTCTGTCGGATTGGTCGGCGGACAGCCGCGTCGAGTTGCGCGCGCTGGTGAACAAGGTGTTCGCGGTCGACAAGGAAGGCCAGATCAACCGCGCCGAGCTGTTCATGCTGCTGCGCGTCGAGATCGAGGACGAACGCTGGCAGAAGGCGATGACGGCGATCCGCGACAGCATCCGCGTGATCGGGTCGCGCACCTATGTCCGCTTCTATGAGCGCGATGCGCCCGATGCGCCGTGGCGGGCGATCAGCATCGATCTGGCGGCGGTGTGATGGGCGCCGCCGTGATCCAGCTCCCGCTCTGGCGTCAGGTGCCGCTGCCCGCGGCGCCGGTCGCCACGGCGGCGCGGCTGCCCGCGATCCCGGTCTTCGTCCTCGATCGGGCGAACCGTTGCCCCGACTGCCACGGCGAAGCCTTCACGGTCGGCCGCATCACCGCCGAATGCGCGGGATGCGGTCTGCCGCTGGCGATCGTCCATTCGCGGAGGCTCCTGTGATGCGGAGCTGCGATTGCGGACGGCCGATCTGCCGCCAGAACAGGTCGGGGCGCTGCGCCTCCTGCGCGCAGATCGCGCGGAACACGCCCGAGCTGATCGCGCGGCGGGCGGCGACCCTTCGCCATCGCCTCTCGACGGAGCCGGGGATGCTGGCACGATATCGCAGCCAGCTCGCGGCCACGCGGGCCGGGACGGCGAACGAATATCGCATCCGTCGGCTGCGCATCGCGAAGCTGCCGGACTGGGTGCCGGTCGAGTTTCGCGACCTCTATCGCGAACTGAGCCAGGCGAAGCTGGCGCCCGACGAAATCCGGGCCGCGATCGACAATCAAATCGCCGTCAACGCCCGCGCCTACGCGCGCACCGGCAAGCTGCCCCAACATGGAGCATCGATATGAGCGCGGCGATCAAGATGATCCATGTCGCCAAGCGCGAGCTGGGGATGAACGACGATGATTATCGCGTCGTCCTCGGCCGCGCGACGCGCGGGGCGACGACGTCGCTGCGCGAGATGACCGACGGGCAGCTCCAGGCGGTGATCGGCGAGATGAAGAAGCTGGGCTTTGCGGCCAAGTCGAAGGCGGGGGAACAGTTGGGGCCGTTCGGACCCAAGCTGCTCGCGCTGTGGCTGTCGGGCTGGAATCTCGGCGTGTTCCGTGACCCCGGTCAGAAGGCGCTGGTCGCCTTTGTCGAGCGGCAGACGAAGATCGCGCGCGTCCAGTGGGTGCGCGATCCGCGCGACGCGGCGAAGGCGGTCGACGGGCTGAAGCTGTGGATCGCGCGCGAGGCGGGCGTGGAGTGGCCGAAGTCGGCCGTCGCGGCGGGCCGCGAATATAAGATCGCGGTGATCGCGGCGCAGCATCGGCTGCTCGGCCTGGGCGACGTCTATCGCGACAGCGCGGCGAACAGCGACGCGCAGCTCGACAAGATCATTGCGGCGCTGGGTGCGCGGATCAGGGCGGCGAAGTGATGGCCGGTCGTATTCCATGCCTCGGCTATCCGACCCGCACCGACGCCGTAATCGCTCTGCGGGCCAACGGCCTCACGACGCACGCAATCGCGGATCGGATCGGCATCGAACCCAAAACTGTTACGGCACTGGAAGCGAGCGCGGCGCGGCGCGGCGGTGATTGCAAGCCTCGCCCGCGGCGCGAATTTGCCAATGTCGTGCCCGTGGACCCCGAAACGCTGATGACGCTTCGTCCGCACGCTGCGCGGCGCGGAATTTCAGTCAATCTCCTGATCCAGCAATTGCTGATGATCCTCGCGGACGATGATCTTGTTGACGCGCTCCTGGATGATGACGGGGGCCGCAACTGATGGTCACCAAGCCGAACCGCGCCGACGAGCTGCGCCGCCACCGCGAAATCTTCCTCTATGCCCGCGAGCATGGGCTGACGCTGCGCGAGGCCGAGAAGGCGCTGGCGTGGGAGCGGTCGCAGGCGGCGCAGGCGCGGCTGGATGCGATCCAGAATTGCGGCCGCAGCGCCGTGGCCCGCCCCGCCGCGATCGGCGCCGATCGGCCGCTGCGCGATGCGCCCCGCAATGCCCCCTGGATGATGAGAGACTGATATGAGCGATATCGATTTGCTGCCTTGCCCTTTCTGCGGCGGCGCGCCGCTGCGCTGCTCGAACACCACTCATTTCCCGATGCACTGGGTTCTTTGCAGCGTCTGCAACGCCTCGCCGGGTGATCGCAGATCGCCGGTCGAAGCGGCCGTTGCGTGGAACCGACGCGCGGCATCGGCTGCGGTCGCCAAAGGATCGGGTGACCCCGCAGCTTGGATGTACGACGGCCCCGACGGGCAGCATTACATCCGCGAACATAGAGACCTCGCGCCTCAGCAGCTTGTGCGCGAGGGCTGGGCGGAAGTCCCGCTATACGCCGATCCGGACCTGAGACAGCAGCTTATGGTTCGCCGCCGCCGCATCGAGCCCACCGATGCCGTTCCCTTGGGCCTCTATCGCATCCACTGGAAAACTGGCGGATCATCGCTCGCCGCCGTCGGCATGGACCATTCGGGCGCGCGCTGGATGGCGGCATCCAACTGGACGTGTGCGGAGATCAAATCTCCTGCTGCCCCGCTGGTTGGTCACCCATGGGCTGAAGTTGAATATCTCGAACCGCTCTCGGCCGAAGCCGCGAGGGGAGCAGGTGCCCGATGAATGCTCCCCGCGTTTCCGATCATGCCTTGCTGCGCTTTCTGGAGCGCGCGGGCGGGCTTGCCGTCGAGCAGCTTCGCCAGACGCTCGAATCATCGCTCGATCGCGCGGGGCGCGCCGCAGCACAGATTGAGGCGAGCGAGTATCTGGTCGTCGTGGATGATCTTACCTTCGTCGTTCGCAGCGGCACCGTGACGACGATCCTGCCCGAAGGGACACCGGGCGCTCGCGCCCGCGCGCTCGCCAAGGCGCCGCGCCGGTAGGATGACCGCGCTTCCTCCCTTGCTGGCGGAAATCGCCGAGGTTGCGGGCGAGGAGGCCGCGCTGGCGCTGGCGCAGGCCTATGGCGGCGTCCGGATATATATCCCGCCGACGGTCGACGCCGATCACTGGATATCGAAGCTGATCGGGCACGAAGCGGCGCTGCGCGTCTGCGACCGGCTGACGGCCGGGCTCGCCGGGCTGCGCGTCGATCTGCCGCTTGGGCCGACGGGCAATAATGTCACCTTCCGGGCGATGCAGGCGCACGCGGACCGCATGATCATCGCCGGGAGGTCGGAACGTGACATCGCCAGGGCGACGGGCTACACGACACGGCAAGTGCGGCGGCGCCGCGCGGCGATCCGCGACGATCGCCAGATGAACCTCTTCTAAATCCCTCTCTTTGGCTGCCGGACATATGTCCGGGGCGCAGCCAGCCCCATCGCAGACTAGCCCTTTCCTCGACACGGCGCGCGCGGCGCGCCTTTCGATTTCGAGGAGAGCGGTGATGCGAATGGGTCGTTTTGGAATGGGCTTTCTGGCCGCGCTCTTCGGTTCCCCGGCCATTATGATCGCGCCAGCCGCGATCCCGCTTGCGGTGGCGCCCGCGATCGCGACCAAGCCGGGCCGCAAGTTGAAAGCTCCCGCCTCCTTCTACGGCCATAGCCATCCCGGCTATCGCAGCCGCGGGAAGCAGGCGCGCCCGCGCAAGCGATCGAACCGCCGTCATATCAGCCGCCGCGTCCGCCGTGCGCATCGCCGGAGCAAGGCGGCATGAAGACGGTTGTCCAACTGATCGACGAGGTCATCGACCGCGAAGGCGCCTATGTGAACCATCCCGCCGATCGCGGCGGGCCGACGTGCTGGGGCATCACCGAGGCGGTGGCGCGGGCGAACGGCTATCAAGGGCCGATGCGCAACCTGCCGCGCGAGCAGGCGGCGCTGATCTATCGCAAGCTCTATTGGCTGAAGCCCGGCTTCGACCGGGTCGCGATCCGGGCGCCGACGCTCGCGGCCGAGATGTTCGATACGGGCATCAACATGGGCGTCGCCACCGCGACCGGCTTCCTTCAGCGGTCGCTCAACGCGCTCAACCGGCAGGGGCGCGACTATCCCGATCTGGCGGTCGACAAGGCGATCGGGCCGCGCACGCTGAATGCGCTGGATGCTTTTCTGAAGGTGCGCGGCAAGGCCGGCGAAACCGTGCTGGTGAAGGCCGTCGAGGCGCTCCAGGGCGAACGCTATATCGCGCTCGCCGAGAAGAGCCCGAGCCAGGAGGCGTTCGTCTATGGCTGGCTCGCCAACCGGATCGGCAACGCGGGATGACCGCGCGCCTCGTCTCGCGGTGCTTTTGCACTCTCACCCAAGTGAAAAGGATTGTCGCATGAAGAAGCTGTTGTTCGTGGCGCTCGCCGCCTCGGCGCTGGCCGGTTGCGCCTCGCTGCCTGCCTCCATCCCGTCCGGCCCAGCGCCGATCGCCGATCGGACGGAACTCGACGAGCGCGCGCTGGTCGGGTTCGAAGCCGCCTACAAGGCCGCGCGCTCGCTGGCGGAGGTCGCCGCGGACAGCGGGCAGGTCGACGCCGCCCGCGCCGCCAAGATTGCGGCGGTCGACACGGCGCTCTACGTCGCACTGGGGAAAGCGCGCGCGGCCTATGACGCCGCGAATGCCGCCACGTATCGCGACGCGCTTGCTGAGATCGCGCCGCTCGCCGCGCAATTGTTCCAGTTGGTCGGAGGGTCGCCGCGATGATCGATATCGCCAAGCTTCTTGCCGCGGTCGAGACGGCGAGTGCCGCCTACCGCGCCGCGCTCGACATCGTCGAGGATGTCGCCGCCGTCGTCGCGCCTGCCGATCAGGCAGAGCTGGCGGCGCGGCTTGCCGGCCTCCGCATCGAGAACGACGAGGGCCATGATCGCCTCCAGGCGAAGCTGGCCGCGATCATCGCCAAGGGGCGCTGAGATGGGCGGCGGCGCGAAGCCCTGGTGGCAGTCGAAGACGATATGGGCGGCGCTCGTCGTCTTCCTGGTGACGATCGCGCCCGAGCTGGGAATCGGGATCACCGACCAGGACGCGACCGACGGCGGCAGCGCGATCGGCGGCATCGTCGCCGGCGTGTCGGCGCTGATCGCGATCGTCGGCCGGATCAGGGCGCGGCAGCGCATCGGAGCGCCGCCGCCAAGTGACTGGGCGCCCTCCGGTCCGCCGCCTCCGCCGAAGGCGGGCTGATGTATCTCGCGGGGGAACGCGCGATCGAGCAGGCCGAGGCGATGGTCACGGCCGAGCGCGACAAGGCGATCGGCGACATTCGCGCGCGGCTCGCGGAGCCCGGCGCCGACGCTTGCGAAGACTGTGGCGACGAAATTCCCGCGCAGCGGCGGGCGGCGATGCCGTCGGCCCGGCGCTGCGCAGCATGTGAAACCCGCCGCGAGCGCGCGGCGAAGCGGGGGTGGTGATGGACTTGGCGTTGTTTCTTCAGTGGGCGGGCGCGGTCGGCCTTGTCCTGGGCGTGCTCAACACGGCCTGGACGATGGTCGGCAAGGCCGCGAAGCCGCTGAACGAGAAGGTGACGGCGATCGAGGCGCAGGTGGTCAAGTATCGCGCCGACCTCGTCGACCATGACCGGCGCATCCAGGCGCTGGAAGGCGAAGCGAAGCACGCCCCGACCGGCGAGCAGGTCACCAACCTGCGCCTGTCGGTCGAGCGGCTCGACGGGCATGTCAAGCGGCTCGACGAATCGCTCAACGGCCTCGCGCACACCGTCCGCCGCATGGACGAGTTCCTGCGGAGCGAACGGGCATGAGCTGGAAAGACAAGGTCGCGCTGGATGCGCGCCTGATCATCCTGCGCGAGCTGGCGCAGCAGATGGATGGCACGCTCAATTCGGTGTCGCTGCGGCGGGTGCTGGATGTCTATTTCGTCCGCCCGGTCGAGTGGATCGATACGCAGCTCGTCAAGCTCGCTCAGCTCGAAGCGATCGAGCTGGTGCGCGCGGGCGATGTCGCGATCGCGAAGATCACGGCCGCGGGGCGCGACCATCTCGACGAGCGGTCGATCATCTCTGGCATCACGCCGCCCGCGGAATTTCGCTGACATGACCGGGCCGGGCGACAAGGAGCGGCAGGAAGGCCGCGGGCAACTGTCGTCGATCGACCTGCTGCCCGAAGAGGCGGAGCCCGACATTGCCTGGGCACTGGAGCAACTGCGCGAGCGCAGGATGCCGTCAAAGATGATCATGGCCGAGTTCAATTCGCGGCTGGCCGATCGCGGTATCGCGCCGATCAAGAAATCGGCCTGGGGCCGCTGGTCGATCCGCAAGGCGATCCAGTTCCGCAAGCTCGACGAGACGCGGCGCATCGCGTCCGACCTCGTGCCGTCGCTCGGCACCGACGGGCCGGACCATGTCACGATGCTGATCGCCGAGATGGTGAAGATGGCGGCGTTCGGCCTTCTGGAAGGCGGCGAGGTCAGCTCGAAGGGATTGATGGAACTGTCCCGCGCCGTCGCGACGGCCGTGGGCGCGCAGAAGACGTCGGCCGAGCATCGGCGCCAGCTTGAGGCCGAGGTCGAGGCGCGGCTGGCGAAGGCGGCGGCGGCGGTCGAAGAGATGGGCGCCGCGGCAGGCACGTCGGCGGAGACGCTCCAGAAGATCACGACCCTGCTTACCACCGGCTCGTTCTAATGGGTCGCGCGCTGATCATACCCGCCAATCCAAAGGCGATCTTCCTTCCGTTTCAGTCGCGGTGGATCAAGGACACGAAGCGCCGAAAGGCGGCGGAGAAAGGGCGCCAGCTCGGCTTCTCCTGGGCGACGGCCTATGCCGCCAATCAGCGCACGGCGATTCAGGGCGCGCGATATGACCAATGGGTGTCGTCGCGCGACGATATCCAGGCGCGGCTATTTCTGGAGGATTGCAAGCTGTGGGCGAAAGCGATGGATTTCGTCGCCCAAGACCTCGGCGAGGTGGTGCTCGATCCGAAGGAAAAGCACTCGGCCTATGTGCTGCGCTTTGCCAACGATCGCCGCATCAACTCCATGAGTTCGAACCCCGACGCGCAGGCAGGCAAGCGCGGCAGCCGTATCCTCGACGAGTTCGCGCTCCATCCCGATCCGCGCAAGCTGTGGACGATCGCCGACCCCGGCATGACCTGGGGCGGTTCGATGGAGGTCATCTCCACGCATCGCGGGTCGAAGAATTTCTTCAACCTGATCATCAAGGAGGTCAAGGAAGGCGGCAATCCAAAGGGGATCAGCCTTCATACGGTCACCCTTCAAAACGCGCTCGACGAGGGGTTTCTGTGGAAACTCCAGCAGAACCTGCCGCCTGACGACGAGCGACAGGAGATGACCGAGGCCGAATATTTCGACTGGGTCAAGGCGGGCTGCGCCGACGAGGAAAGCTTCCTCCAGGAATATATGTGCGTCCCCGGCGACGATGATGCGGCGTTCCTGGAATATGACCTGATCGCCTCGGCCGAATATCCGACCGGCACGAACTGGGGCCAGATCGAGGGCGGCGAGCTGTATGCCGGCGTCGATATCGGCCGCAAGCATGACCTGACCGTGTTGTGGGTGGTCGAGAAGCTGGGTGACGTGCTCTACACGCGCCACATCGAAGCGCTGCGCAAGATGAGCAAGCCCGACCAGGAGAAAATCCTCTGGCCGTGGATGGAGCGCTGCGCGCGGACGTGCATCGACTATACCGGGCTCGGCATCGGCTGGGGCGACGACGCGCAGAAGAAGTTCGGAACCTACCGGGTCGAGAACGTCACCTTCACCCCGCATGTCAAAGAGGCGCTGGCCTATCCGGTGCGCGGGGCGATGGAAGCGCGCCGGCTGCGCATTCCCTATCAGAATGAAATCCGCGCCGACCTGCGGTCGATGACCAAGCAGGTCACCGCGGCCGGGAACATCCGCTTCACCGCCGAACGCACCGTGGACGGCCACGCCGACCGCTTCTGGGGGCTCGCCCTCGCGATCCACGCGGCGAACGGCATCGAGGGCGCGCGCTGGCGCCCGCTGATCGAAGAGCCGGCGCCGCCCTCCAAACTCGACCAGAACTGGATACCCGCATCATGATCGGCCGTTTCGTCAAAGCGGTTCGGGCGACGCTCGACAACTTTCGCCACGGGGGCTTTGCGCCCTTCTTTTCCGGGCTGCTGCGCCGGACGCGGTTCGATTATCGCAAAGAGGTCGGCGACTGCCTGGACGCGTCGGTCGTCATGGCGCCGGTGCAATGGGTGCAGCGGGCGCTGCCCGAGGCGGTGCTGAAGGTCTCGCGGAAGAAGAAGGATGGCACGGTCGACGAGGTCGCCGATCATCTGATGCTCGCGCTGATCCAGAAGCCCAACCCCTATTACGGCGATATCGTGCTGTGGTGGGGCTATGTGCTGAGCATGTTGCTGGACGGCAACGCCTATTGGATGATCGTCCGCAACCGGCTCGGCCGGCCCGCCGAGCTTTGGTATATCCCGCATTGGATGATGGAGCCGAAATGGCCCGCGGACGGCAGCGTCTTCATCTCCCACTATCTTTATTCGCCGGGCGGCGGCGCGGCGTCGATGGAGGTTGACCCTGCCGATGTTGTGCATTTCCGGCACGGCATCAACCCGCGCAATCCGCGCAAGGGGCTGGCGCCGATCGACCCGGTGCTGCGCGAAATCTTCATGGACCTGGAGAGCAGCAATTTCGTCTCGGCGCTGCTCCGCAACATGGGCGTTCCCGGCATCGTGATCAGCCCGAAGGGCGGCGCAATGCCGAACCCCGCCGACGTCGAGGCGACCAGCGCCTATGTCAGCGCGCAGTTCAGCGGCGACGGCCGCGGGAGGCCGCTCGTCCTGGGCGCACCGACCGAGGTCAGCCAGTTCGGCTTCAACCCGCAGATGATGGACACGGGCGGCGCGCGCGACGTTGCCGAGGAACGGGTGTGCGCCGCGATCGGCGTCCCCGCGGCGATCGTCGGCTTTGGCGCCGGGCTTCAGCAGACCAAGGTCGGCGCGACGATGGAGCAGCTCGCCAAGCAGGCGTGGGAGAATGGCGTGCTGCCGCTGTGCCGCCTCGCGGTCGACGAACTGAAGCGCTCGCTCCTCCCGCAGTTCGGCAATGCCGACGGACTCGATGTCTTCTTCGACGTGTCGGACGTCCCGGCGATGCAGGAGGACGAGGACAAGAAGGCGACGCGCTGGAGGGAGATGTTCGAGGCCGGCATGGTGCAGCTCTATGAAGCGCGGAAGGCGCTCGGCATCGATGCCGACGACAGCCACCGCTTCTATGTGCGCAAGATCTCGATGATCGAGGTTTCGCCCGATGGCGAGGAGCGAGATCCTGCTGCCCAGACCGATCCGGCGAAAAGCGCAGGAACCGGCGCGAAAGGCCGGGCCGTCAGCCCCGACGCCTACAAGCGCGGCGCGGCCTATCTGCTGATGCTTCAGCGGCAGGAAAAAGGGCAGCAAGAGGCCTTCAAGAAGCCTCTCGTCGCCTTCTTCGGCCGGCTGGGCAAGGCGGCGGCGGACGCGTCGACCGAACTGCTCGAAGCGGAGCTGGGGAAGGCACGCGGCCGGGGCGCGAAGGGTGACGAACTGCTGGTGGAGACGATCCTCGACCGGCTGGGCATCCCCAAATGGGCGAGTGAGCTGCGCAAGCTCTATGAGGCGCAATATCTGGAGATCGCCAAGGCGACGGGCGAAGCCGCCGACGCGGCCGGGCTCGGCACGTCGATGCCCGACACGGTCGCGCAGTCGATCGTCGCGGCGGGCGGGCGGCGCGCCGGGCTGGTCGACCTGGACCGGCAGACGCGCGCCGCGCTGTTCGACGCGCTGGCCGAAGGGCGCGCCGCGGGTGAAGGCGCGGTGCAGCTCGCGGCGCGCATCCTGCCCGCGGTCGCGCGCGGGCCGTCGCTCGATCCCGAAGTCCGCGCGCTGCGGATCGCGCGGACCGAGGCGAAATATGCGCAGAATATTTCGACGATCGAGCGCGGGCGCGAGGCGGGCGTCACCAGCTTCATCGTCTTCGACGGGCGGCTGGGGCCGGGCCGGTCGCTGCTCAGCCATATCGCGCGCGACGGGTCGATCGTCGGCATCCAGGAGGCCGTGGTGATGGCCGACGCCGAACATCCCAACGGCACACTCAGCTTTGCCCCCAATTTCGAAGAGGACTGACACAATGCAGATCAAGAGCATGGCGATCCAGGACATGGACGATCGCGGCAAGGGGCTGGCGCTGCTCGCCCGGCTGCCCGAGGTCGACAGCGACGGCGACACCTATGAGCGCGGCGCCTTTGGCTGGAAGGACGGCGGCGACCAATGGGCGATGATGGTGCCGGCGCATAATCGCCGCGCGACGCCGTTCGGCAAGGCCCGCATCTATGAAGAGAACGACAATGCCTATGCCGAGCTGTTCCTCAACCTGAAGACCACGGCGGGCAACGACTGGCACCAGGCGCTGCTGTTCGACATGGCGACGGGCAAGCCGGTGCAGGAATGGTCGTTCGGCTATGAGGCCGAATATACCTATCGCGTCACCAGCGGCAGCCGTGTCCGCGTGCTGAGCAAGGTCGACGTCGACGAGGTGTCGCCGGTGCTGCGCGGCGCGGGCAACCGGACCGGGACGATTTCGATCAAGGGCGCCAAGCTGCGCGAGGAGAAGTTCGCGGGGCTGATCACCGACCTGGGCGAACTGGCGGGCGCGATCGATGCCGATCCGGCCAGCGTGTCGGCATCGGGGCTGAAGCAGCTCCGCGAGATCAACGAGGCGATCGGGCGTGTGCTGGCCGGCGACGACGGCACGGCCGACCCGGCGAAGGCGGCGGCGACGGTCGATACGGACACCGCCTTGACCCACGCGCTGCTGCACCAGCAGAACCTGCGCCGGTTCGGTATCTGATCGGCGCGCAGGACGCCCAGGGCGTGCCAAGTGGGCCACCTGCCCGCCTAGTGACCCAGTCTGCGCTCTATGCGCCTTCTTAGCGCTTCTTAGAGGCCAATCGACCGGCCCGTCTCCCCCTCCCTTGCGAGGCGGCGGCGGGCCGGTTGTCATTTGGGGTCGGCTTCGTCTATGCGGGGAGCGTTCCCGACATCGTCACCCGACTGGCTGCGCAGGACATATGTCCGGGGCGCATGGCCGCCCGCGCCGCTGCCACATGGGCCGGATTTCATTCCACCCATAGGGAGCAGCAGCTAATGGCGATCAAGGATTTGACCCTGACGGAAGGGCGCGAAAAGGCCCAGAAGATTCAGGATGACCTGGGCAAGGTGTTTGCCGAGGCGAAGACCGACGACGGCCAGTATGATTATCGGAAGGTCACCTTCTTCGGCAACGAGGTGAAGGGGTCGATCCCCGTCGCCGAAAAGGTCAAGGCGATGAACGACGAACTGGACGAGGTGATGGTCCATGTCGAAACGCTCGAAGCCGCCGACAGTGCCGCCAAGGCGCACGCCGACCGCCAGAAGGGGCGCCGCAACTTTGTGCTGCCGGGCGAAGGGACCAAGGGCGACGGGCGGCGGCGGCTGATCAAGTCGCTCGGCGAGCTGGTGTCCGACGACAAAATCTATCTGGACTGGGCCGAAAAGGGCGCCAAGGGCCAGATCGATCTTTCCTACGACGACGTGTGGGGCACCGACCTGCTGGCGATGGCGACCAGCGGCAACACGATCGGCGGCAAGGCGCTGATGGCTACGAGCGCGGGCTATGCCCCCGAGGCCGTCCGCCTGCCCGGCTTCGTCGAGCATACGTCGCGGCCGCCCCAGTTGATCGACATCCTTCCGACCTCGCGCACCGGCCGCGCGCAGGTGACCTTCATGGAAGAGACGACGCGCAACCATGCAGCCGCCGAGATCGCCGAGGCGGGCGCCTACCCCGAATCGGAGTTCGTCTTCACCGAGAAGTCGCGCCCGGTCCGCAAGATCGGCGACAGCCTGCCCGTCACCGACGAGCAGCTTGAGGACGTGCCGTTCATGGGCAGCTACATCAACGGCCGCCTGTCGTTCGGCTGCTATCAGCGACTCGACAAGCAATCGCTGATCGGTGACGGCCTCGGCTCGAACATCCTCGGCCTCGCGAACACGCCCGGCATCCAGGTGCGTCCGCGCGGCGGCGATCCGGTGCCCGACGTCTTCTATCGCATGATGACGATGGTGCGGATGAACGGCGAGGCGGTGCCGACGCACCACGTCATGCACCCGCTCGACTGGGAAGACATCCGCCTGCTCCGCACCGCCGACGGCATTTATGTCTTCGGCAGCCCGAGCGAGGCCGGCCCCGATCGCCTGTGGGGTCTTCCGGTGGTGCAGAACTCGGCCGACGATCGCGGCACGGGCTATACCGGCTCGTTCCAACAGGCGTGGATCAGCCTCGTCGAGCGGCGCGGCGTCGATGTCCAGATCGGCTACGTCAACGACCAGTTCAAGAAGGGCCAGCGCACCGTGCGGGCCGATGTGCGCGCGACGCTCGTCGTCTTCCGCCCGCCTGCCTTCGCCCAGGGGACCGGCCTCGCCGACTGATCCCATACCCTGCCGGGCGGTTTGAGCTGGTCCCTGGGCCGCTCGGCATGGCCCCGGTCGGGCGCGCCCTCTCTCTCCCGGTGCGCCCGGCCGGATTTTCTCAAAGGAGACGATAGATGAAGATGCCTGGTTCGCAGCCGCGCGTGCGATCGTGCCTGCTGGGCGCGCCCGCGCTCGGCGCCGATGCCGCCATCCTTGCCGATACGGCGATGGACGATGCCGACCCAACCGAGGTGACGGTGTTCGCCGGACAGCCGGCCGTGCCGCGCAACGTCACGGTGAAGGGCAATGATGCCAATGTCGCGGGCGATGTCCTGGTCGAGGGGCTGAGCGCCTTCAACGTGCCGATCACCGAAACGATCGCGCTCGCGGGCGCGGCCGTCGTCGTTGGCAACAAGGCGTTCCGGCAGGTCACGAAGGTGACGCTGCCGCCCTATGACACCGCCAATACCGAGCGTGTGCGCGTCGGTACCGGCGCGAAGCTGGGCCTGCCGGTGACGCTGTCGCGCGACACGATCATCGCCGCGTTCCGCGGCGGCGCGCGCGAGGCGAACCGCCCGACCGTCACGGTCGACGCCGACGAGGTCGAGAAGAACACGGTGACGCTCAGCTCGGCGCTGAACGGCACGGCGGTGATCGTCGACCTTTACGAAACCGATTGAGGAGAAAGCGAATGACGATGATTGCCAGGGAACGGCTGCTGCTGACGGCCGACAAGTCCCGCCTCGTCCGCGACGGCGATCCCGAGGGGAAGACCCTCTATTGCACGCCCGGCACCGAAATTCCCGACAGCGCGGTCAAGCTGTTCGGGCTGGTCGACGGCCATCTGGGCAAAGCCGCTCCCGATCCGGCGTCCGGGACGAAGGAAGCGAAGCCGCGGCCGGACAAGGAAAAACAGCCGGGCGGCGACAAGGAGAAGGCGCCGGGTGACGACAAGGGCGCGGGCAGCGGCACGAAAGGTGCCGCCGCGTCGGCCGGCGACGACCTGACGCAGATCAAGTTCGTGGGGACGAAGGTCGCCGCGGGCTTTGTCGCGGCCGGACTGACCAGCTTCGCGCAGATCGCGGCGATCGACGCGGCGCAGCCGCCCGAGGTCGCGGGGACGAACGCGACCACCAAGTGGGAGCAGATCGTCGAATCGGCGAAGGCGCTTGTCGCGGCGGCGGGTGACGACGGCGATACCGACAAGGGCGACGATAAGGACGACGACGAGAAGGGCGACGGCGGCGCGGGGGATAGCGGCGCCGATGCCGGCACCACGGGTCAGAAGGACGGCTGATCCATGGCGCTGCTCGACCGGGTCAAGGAACGCACGGGCACGGACCTGTCCGATGGCGAGGTGCAGGATGTGATCGACGCGATCGCGTCCGAGCTGCTCGCGCGCCTTGGCCCGGTCGGGCCGATCACGAAGGAGCTGGGCGACCTTGCCGACCCGCATAGTCGCGGTCTTCATTCGCTGCGCGTCACGCCGCCGATCGACATGGCGGCGGGCGGCGCGGACGTGACGATCGTCGAGCTTGATCCGGGCAACAGCGGCGATCCCGCCGCCGAGGTCAACCTGATGGCGGGCGATTATCGCATCCTCCACGACGGGCGGACGATCCAGCGGCTGACCAGCGGGCCGAACGGGCGCACCTATTGGGCGCCGATGGTCCGCATCACCTACACGCCCGCGGGCGCCGGGCAGCCGGCGCGCGACGAGGCGCTGATCAAGATCGCGATGATCGACCTGTCCTATCGCGGCGGGATGAAGAGCGAACGCGCGGGCGATTATTCGATCACGCTGAGCGGCGACCCGGTCGCCGATCGCGAAGCCATCATCGACGGGCTGATCCCCAAGGGCGGGTTTCTGCTGGCATGACGAAAGAAGCGATCATGGACGAAGTTACTTTGAAGGTCGGCGATGCGATCGGCGCGGTGAAGACGTTGCTCGACACGATGGCGGCGGACCCGTCCGTCGACAAGCGCAGTCTGGCCGTCGCCCGCACCCAGTTCGAAACCGCCTTTCTGTGGGCTGCCAATGCCGTTGGCGGCGAACCGATCTTCGGGAGCTGATGCGATGAAGTGGCGCGCGCCCTCCGAACGGACCCAATTCTGGCTGGCGGCACCGATTGTCGTTCCGGTCGCGGTGGTGCTCGCCGTTTGGCTTTCGCCGCTTGCCCTGGTCTTCTGGCTCGACGGCAAGCGGCTTGCGCGGCAGCGCGCGAAAGGCTGGCACGTCTGGTTCGCGTGGCGCCCGGTCAAGACGGGGCCGTGGTGGCAGCGCGGCGGGTGGGTCTGGCTGGAGATGATCGAGCGCACGCTCGATCGGGACGGCTATGAATATCGCCTGCCGGGAGCCGAAGCATGAGCATCCTCGGCGACGATCCTTTCGACGCGCTGATCGAATGCGCCAATTGCGGCGGCGATTTCCTGCCCGAGGACATGGACGGCGAGCATTGCCGCGAATGCGCCGAAGAGCTGTTCGGCGATGGCTAAAGTCACCCCCGAGTTGATCGACCGTGTCGCGGCCGCGATTGCCGAGGCGGACGCCCGCGTCGGCTATCGCTGCACGTTGACCCGGCTTGTCGATGGCGAGGCGACTTACACCCTGATCATGGGCGGTGGTGCCAAGCCGCTTGAATTTCCCGGTCACGATGAAGCGATGGACCATGTCGACGCTTGCCGGGCTCGGGCTCGGGCGGAAGCGGTGATCGCAGCGATCGGAGCGGCGGCATGATCGCGCGGCGCTTCACCATGGTCGCGCAGGTCGAGCGCAATGTCGCGACCGGGAAGGATGGCTATGGTCATCCGGCCGCGCCCGACTGGCAGCCGCATGGCGAGCTGCGGTGCTTCGCCTGGGCGCCGAAGGCCGGGGTCGATGCGATCGTCGAAGGGCAGAAGGTCGCGCTGAAGCAAGACGTGCGAATGATGTTCGGGCTGTCGGGCGACCTGCAGCCCGGCGACCGTATCGTGTCGATCACGAACCGGGACGGCGACAATATCTATTTTCGTGGCCCGCTGCGCATCGAGGGCGAGATCGATTTCAAGCACACGCACCGCGAAGTCGCGCTGGTGAGGGTCGCCTGATGGTCAGCAAGTCCCTCAGATGGAACGGCGACGCGGTCAAGAAGAGCTGGAAGGACGCGCAGATCGCGGGGGTCAACGCGACGATGGGCGCGTCGGTCAAACACGCCAAGCGCAACCACCCCTGGCAGAACCGCACCGGCCTGCTCGAAGGGGCGATCAACATCACCGATCCGGCGAAGCCGATCGCGACGGGGGTCGAGGGCGTGTGGGGTGTCAACGACGCCGTCCAGGCGCGCATGTTGGAGGTCGGCGGGATCATCCGGGCGAAGAATGCCGAGGCGCTGGGGATCCCCATTGCCGGTGGCGGCGTCGTGTTCCGCAAATGGGTCGAAATCCCGGCCTATCCCTATCTGCGCCCCGCGGCGGATGCGACCTATCCGACGCTCGGCCAGCGCATCCGCAAGGCGCATGACCGGATCGAGGGAGCGGGCGATGCTTGAGCCGCTGCTGATCGAGGCCAACCACATCCGCGCGGTGCGAACGTGGCTGCTCGCCGACGAGCCGATCGCCGAGCTGGTCGACGGCGACGTGTTCGGCAATGCGCTGGCGGGCGACATATTGGACCGCGGGCCGAAGCGGGCGCTGGTGGTCAAGAAGGCGGGCGGCACGTCGATGACGGGCGGCAGCTATGCCGAGTTCGACACCAAGGTGTTCGACCTGGTCGCCTATGGCGCGACGGCCGAGGAAGCCGACGCGCTGATCCTGGTGGCGTCGCCGCGGCTCTATTCGATCGACCGCGCGCTGGTCGGCGACACGCTGATCCACTGGATCAACCGGGCGGGCGGCGAAGGCGGCGCGCGCGACAGCAGCACGCAATGGCCGCAGGCGTTCCGGTCGTTTCAAATTCTCTATTCGCTGCGGCCGGTCGCGTGACCGGCCGCTGTCGCCCTATTTTGAAAAGGAGTTGAACCATGGAACCTTATGAGATCGTGAGCGGTCCGCTGACCCTGTATCTGGCGCCGGTCGGCACCGCCTTTCCGAAGATCGACGAAGCGCCGGCCGCCGACTGGAAGATCGTCGGCCTGTCGGGCAAGAAGAGCTATTCGGATGACGGCGTCAGCGTCGCGCACAGCCAGTCGATCAACAAGATTCGCGGCGCGGGATCGGTCGGCGGGCGCAAGGCGCTGCGCACCGAAGAGGATATGGGGATCACGGTCACCCTGTGGGACAATACGCTGGAGATGTATGCGCTCGCGCTGAGCGGCGAGGAACCGGCGACGACGGCCGCGGGGGTCGGCACCGCAGGCTTCAAGACGATCGGCCTGTCGCGCGGCGAAGAGGTCAAGCAGTTCGCGCTGCTGGCGCGCGGCAAGTCCGCCTATGACGAGGCGATGGCCGCGCAATATGAGGTGCCGCGCTGCTATCAGGCGGCGAGCCCGACCGTGCTCTACAACAAGGGCGTCCCCGCGGGGATCGAACTGAACTTCGACGCGCTGGAGGATTTGGAAGCCGAGAGCGAGTATGAGCAGTTCGGGCGGCTGGTCATGCAGCACGCCGCGGCGCTGCCGGGCGGCGGCTGAGGCGGCGGCGATGACCGCCGACGACAAGGCGCTGCTCGGCCGTGCCGAGCGCGCCCAGGCCGAGCTGCGCCGGCACAAGAGCGCGATCCGCCAGCATCGTATCGGGGCGCAGGCGGCGGCGGCGGCGCTTGACGCCATCCTGGCCGAATGCACGCGGCGCGGCATTGCGGCGGCACCGGACAGGCGTCCGGGGCGCAGCGCTGGGACAGGCCGGGCATAGCCCGGCCGACACCCCTTCCATCCATCGGGCGCAGGAGATTTCCATGGCCGACGAGCCCTTGCTCGACCTCAATACCCTGATCCGGCGTCCGTCGATCGACGTCGACGGGACACGCTACGAGCTGTTCAGCGTCGACGAATTGTCGGTGCTGGCTTCGCACCGCTTCAGCGTGTGGGCGCGGCGGATCGAGCAGATCGATGCCGGGACGGCCGAGGAGGATGGCGCGGAGCTGGGGACGCTGATCGACAAGGCAGCGCAGGCCGCGCTGGTCGATATGCCGGCGTCGGTGTTCGAGGCGCTGACCGGCGTCCACAAGCGCGAGATCGTCGATGTTTTTACCGCGCTCCTGCTGGGCAAGAAGCTCGCGGCGGTGGGAGTGGTGCGGCGAGCGATGGGCGTCCCGTCGATTGGGGAGACGTCCTCCCCCGGCTCCAGCGATATTATGGCGGATCGCCGCGATGGTGGCTGGCTGAAGCGCCTGCTCCGCTGGTGCGGGCTTATCTGAAAATGATGCCGCGGCTGAAGGCCGAGGAGCAGCTCGCGTCGATCGACGCGACGGCGCTGGCGATGGGCCATTATGACAAGGGCACCACGCGGCAGAAGCTGCGCGCGCTGCGCGACGCCGTGATCGGCGATCGGCGTCAGCGTCCCCGGCTGAAGGCGACCCCGGCGCAGCTCGGCGTGATGGGCATCGGCGTGAGAATGCTCCCGGCGCCTGAAGAGAAGCCTCTGAGCGATGTCTGAGGCGCTAGGCGAAGCCCTTCTCTATCTGCGCACCGACGATCGCGGGCTCGATGCCGGCGTCGACAAGGCGCAGGCGAAAAGTGACCGGCTCGGCATGTCGTTCGACGACACGTCGGGCAAGGCGGTCAAGATGGGCGGCGCGTTCCGGCAGGCCGGGCAGGAAGCAGGCAACGCCGGCACCAAGACGGACGCCTATTCGCGCGAGATCGCCAAGCTGAAGGCGATGCTCGATCCCGCATGGGGTTCGCTCCAGAAGTTTCGCGAGGAAGCCCGGCTGGCGAAGGAAGCGCTCGACCAGGGCGCGATATCGCACAAGCAATATGTCGAGGCGTTGCGGCAGAGCGCGACGGCGGCAAACCTGATGAGCACGGCGCAGGGCAAGGCGACGCAGATCACCGGCGCGCAGCGCGCGGGCATCGTCCAGCTCAACCAGAACGTCAACGACATGGCGACGATGTATGCGTTGGGCGCTCGCCCGATGCAGATATTCACGTCGCAGATCGGCCAGATCACCGACGCGATGCGGCTGGCGTCGGGCGGAACGAGCAAGTTCGCGGCCATCATGGGCAGCCCGTGGACGATGGTGATGTCGTCGGCCGCCGTGATCCTGTTGCCGCTGATCGCCAATCTGTTCGATACCGAAGATGCCGCCGACAAGGCGGGCAAGGCGAATGAGACGCTCGCGGACAAGCTGGATCGAACGAAGCACAGCTATGAGGAGGTTCGGGCGGCGCTTCGCGAGTATACTGCGGAGCAGCGGAAGGCGACCGAATCTACGCTCGATGCCGCGCGGGCCGCTGCCGTCGCAGCGGCGGCAAAGCTGAAGGACGCGCTCGCTACGAGGCAGCAGCTCGCGGCGCAACTCGCCTCGCAAGATGAGGCCATGCTCAGCGGCCGCGGTTCGGGAATGGAGGGCGCGGGCGCCATGGCCGCTGGGCGCAATGCCCTTCAGGCTCGCATCGCCGACAATAATGCCAAGATTGCTGAATATACGGCAGCGGCGAACGCTGCCGCAAACGCGGTCGCTGGCGAGATCGCGAAGATCGAAACCGACACGACGGCGAAGATCAAGTTCGAGGCCGAACAGCGTCGGAAAGCCATCAACAGCGAGATCATGACCTATGATCAGAAGCTGAAGAAATTGAAGGAGATTAATCGCTGGGAGCAAACTCAGCTCGCCGAAGCCAATAAGGCGAAGCGCAGCACCGGGTCGACGCCTTCGGCCGCGTCCAGCGCCAGCATCGGCGACATGGTCGCGCTGGTGAAGCAGCTCTTCCCCGGCGCGATCGTGACGTCGACGACGGGCGGGCGGCATACCAAGGGCAGCGACCATTATGCCGGGCGGGCGATCGATTTCGTGCCGAAGGGCGGGATGGGCCAATATTCGACGGCCGATGTGCAGAAGATATTGGAGGACGCCGGGGTTTCCATCCGGCGCAACGCGCGCGGCACCCAGCAAATCTTCGGCCCCGGCCGATCGGCGAACAGCCCCGGCGACCATGACAATCATTTCCATTTCGCCTGGTCGGGGAGCGCCTCGCCCGAAGAGGCGCAGAAGCGCGCGGCGCAAGCGGCCGAGCGCGCGGCGCGCGCGGCCGAGCAGGAGGAAAGGCGCAAGGAACGCTACAACCGCGACCTCGCGGGGCTTCAGGATCAGGCGGCGGACCTTCAGGCACGGCTGGCCGACACGGCCGAGGAGCGGCTTCAGCTCGAACGACAAGCGCTCGAAATCTCTGTCACCGAGCAGACGCGCCGCATCCTGGCGAACAAGGAATATAGCGAGGCCGAGAAGGCGACGCTGCTTGCGGCGCTGGGGAAGAAGGTCGCGCTCGAACGCGAGCTGCTCGACCGGCGCAAGGCTGAGGAGCTGGCGAGGCAGCAACTGGAGATCGCCGAGGCGCATTGGGACAGCGACCGCGAGCTGCTCCAGAAACAGGCGGCGCTGGCCGAGACGCGGGAGAAGCGCCGGGCGATCGAACAGAAGCTGCTCGACGGCGATTATGAATTGCGGCGCCAGCAGCTCGAAGCGATCCAGAAGGGTCAGCCCGGCTATGACGCCGCGCAGATCGCGCTGGCGGGCCTACCCGCGCAGAAGGCGCTGGATCAGCAGAGTCTGGACCGCGACAGTGAAAGCCCGATCGAGCGCTATCGCCGCGAGCTGATCGGCTATGGCGACAATCTGAACGACGAGCTGGAGAAGGTCGCGGTCGGCGCGCTCGATTCGATCGCCGATCGGCTCGCCAATATCGCGATGAACGCCGACAATATGATGGATGCCATCAAGGGCATCTTCAAGCAGATCGGCGTCGAGGTCATGCGGCTGGTGATCCAGCAGCAGCTTATCCTGCCGCTGCTCAACCTGCTCGGCATCGGTGGCGGCGGGAGCGCGCCGGGCGGCGCGGGCGGCGGCGGTGGGCTGTTCAGTTCGATCGGAAGCGCGTTCGCGGGCTTCTTTGCCGATGGCGGGCTGATCCCGACCGGGAGCTTCGGCATCGTCGGCGAGGAAGGGCCGGAGCTGATCGGCGCGACCCCCGGCGGCATCGGCGTGATGCCGAACAGCGCGCTTCGCGCGCTCGGCGGCGGGGGCGGCGGTGCCCCCAGCTTCGCGATATCGATCCCGATCGACGCGACCGGCGCCGATCCCGCGGCGCTGGCGCGGGTGCAGGCGAGCGTCGACCGGCTGCGCGCGGAACTGCCCGGCCAGATCGTGCAGACGGTCCAGGATGCGGGCGACCGGCGCCTGTTCAGCGCGCGGGGGTGGCAATGATGCAGCCGCTTCCCATGCCCGAGCTGCCGTCGGGAATCGCGCGCGTCAGCCTTGAGGTCGAGCGGGTCGATTATGCGGCGCCCGAGGCGAGCGGGCGCCAGGGCGGCGTCCAGGCGGGCTGGCCGCTGTGGATGGCGACCTTCGAGCTGGATCGGGTCGATCCCGAATCGGCGGACCTGTGGCGCGGCTTCGTCGCGCGGCTGCGCGGGCGGCAGCGGTTGTTCCTGGCGAGCGATCCGACGCGGCTCTATCCGCGCTCACGCCGCCGCGGCTTTGCCGGGATGACGCGGCCGAACGGCGCCGCCTTTGGCGGATCGGCAACGGCGTGGGCGCAGAATATCGACGCCGACGGTAATGCCGATATCGGCCTGACCGGCCTGCCCGCGGGGCTGGCGCTGTCGATCGGCGATTTCATCGGGTTCAAGTGGGACGCGGCGGGCGCGGCGGCGGGCAGCTATGGGCGGCGGACGATGGCGCGCATCGTCGTTCCCGGCGTGGCGTCGGGCGCGGGCGCGGTGACGGTGGGGGTCGAGCCGCCGCTCGATATGCTGGTCGTTCCCGCGGGCGCGGTCGCGCACCTGGACAAGCCGGCGTGCCTGATGCGGCAAATCCCCGACAAGAGCAGCATCGGGTCGATCGGCACCGGAAGCGCGCTGTCGGGCGCGGTGCTGGTCGCCGGGCAGGATTTGCGGCCGTGAAGTCGATCAGCGCCCCCGCGCTCCAGGCGATGGCCGATGGAACGGCGATCGTCGTCGGCGCCGTCGAGGTCGCTTCGGACCCGCCCGTCCGCGTGTGGGGCGGATATGGGCCGATCGAGCTGGGCGGCAACCGCTTCGACCCGATCGGCGACCGCGGGCTGGTGCAGGTCGCGGGCGGCGCGCTGGGATCGTCGGCGCAGGGGATCACGCTGTCGCTGTCGGGCATCGAGGAGCATGTGCTGGAGCTGCTCGACGCCGAAGAGGTCGAACAGGCGAGCGCGACGCTGTGGCGGCTGATCTTTGCCGGAAACGGCAACACGCTGCTCGACGCGCATGTCTGGGCACGCGGGCGGCTCGACGAGTTGGTGCGCGAGGACGAGATCGGCGGCACGTCGGCGCTGGCCGCGAGCCTGGAGACGGCGGCGCGGGGGCTCGGCCGCGGCGGCGGGCGGATGCGCACCGATGCCGACCAGCGGCTGGTCAAGGCCAATGACGGCTTTTTCCGCAAGGTCAGCTTTGCCGGGGAGCTGACGCTCTATTGGGCCGGGCGCAAGCCGACCAACGCGGCGACGGCGCTGGGCGGATCGTCGGGCGCGTCGAAGTCGTTCGCCGACCGGCTGCGCGGTGTGCGCAATGACTGATCCCGCCGCCCCCGCCGTTCGCGATATCGCGGCGCTGATCGCGCTGCTCGATGCGCGCGTCGACGTGCCGTTCGGCTGGCGCAGCGGGAACGACTGCGCACGCTTCGCCGACGCGGCGATCGCGGCGCAGACCGGGCAGAGCGTCATCGGCGAATGGCAATGGCGCAGCCTGCGCGAGGCGCGCGACGTGATCGCGGCCGAGGGCGGGCTGGAAGCGGCGATGGACCGGCGCCTCGGCCGCGTGCCGGTCGCGCTCGCGCAGCGCGGCGATATCGCCGGGGTCGCCGACGCGCGTTTCGGAATCCGGTTGATGGTGGTCGAGGGCGCAACGCTGGCCGGCCCCGGATCGCGCGGGCTCGAACGATCGCCGCGCGCCGAGATGATCGTCGCCTGGGACGTGATGACGGCGGCGCGAAAATGAGCATGGTCGTCAGGGTCATTGCCGGCGCCGCGCTGACGGTGGTCGGCGCGGTCACGGGCAATTGGCAGCTCGCGATCGCGGGCGTGTCGATGATCGGCGGGGCGCTGCTTCAGCCGAAGGTCGGCAACAAGAAGCGCGCGGCATCTTCCTCGCAGGTGCAGATCGGCGAGACGGCGCGCGAAGCCCTGGTGGGGACGGGATCGACCGCGGGGAGCCTGGTCGACGCGTTCAACTATGGCGGCAAATATGGCACCGACTGGGAAGTGCTGGTGCTCGACCTGTTCGACCATCGCTGTCACTCGCTGGTCGGCTTCTATGTCAACGACACCTATGTGGCGTTCACCGGCGACGGGATGGTCCCCGGCTATAACAACCAGCTTCAGGTCTATTGGCGTCCGGGGACCGAGAACCAGACGGTGCCGGCGATCCTGACGGCGAACAGCGACTGGACCGCGAACGACAATGGCGCGGGGATTTGCCACGTCACCGTCGCCTACAAGGCCGACGATCCCGAGGCGAAGAACCCCGTGTGGCCGGGCGGGCGGCCGCGCTTTCAATGGATCGTCAAGGGCGCGCTCTGCTATGACGCGCGCAAGGACAGCAGCGTCGGCGGGTTCGGCGCGCACCGGATCGACCAGCCCGCGACCTGGGAATATTCCGACAACCCGATCGTCGCGCGCTACAAATGGGTGCGCGGCTTCTATGCCTGCGACCGCGTCGGCGACCCGTCGCAACTGCTGATCGGCCGCGGGCTGACGGCGGTCGAGGCGCCGCCCGCGAACGTGTTCGGCCGCGCGAACCTGTGCGACGAAGTCGTCGACGGCGAGAAAAGATATCGCGTCGGCGGGTCGATCAGCGCCGCCGAAACCTTCCTCGCGGTCGAGGAGGATTTCGCGGCGGCGTGCGCGGGGACGATCGTCCAGCCCGAGGGATGCGTCGAGATCGATCCGGGCGAGGCGCGCGCGATCGTCGCGACCTTCACCGACCGCGATCTGGTCGTCGGATCGCGCGTGCGGTGGAACAACGGCATGTTGTCGTCGAGCAGCGACGAGTGGGTCAACACGATCGTCGCCTCTTACGTGGAGCCCGATCAGAAATGGGCCGAACATGCGGCGCCGGTGCTGCGCGATCCCGCCGACCTGGTTGCCGATCGCCAGCCGCGCGAGCAACGGCTGATGCTGGGGTTCGTCCAGTGGATGAAACAGGCGCTGCGGGTCGGCGAGGTCAACCGCCGCCTGGGGCGGCTGCGCGGGCGCGCCGAAGTGACGCTGCCGCCGCGCTTCGCCAATATCGAGGAAGGCGACTGGGTTCAGTGGCAGTCCGATCGCCGCTTCAAGGGCGCGACGATGACCTTTCGCGTCGAGGCGTGGGGATCGGACGAGAAATGGCACCACTCGCTGAAGCTGCGCCAGATTTCGGCGTCGGTCTTTTCGGACACGGCGCCGCTCGACGACGGGTCGATCGCTGCGCAGCATCCGGCGCCGCCGCCGATCGGCGCGCCCGGCGCCGGGAGCTGGGCGGTCGCGGCGGGGCATCTGGAGGCGGGCGGGCTGCTCGTCCCCGCGCTGATCGTGACAGGCGCGCGCGACGACAACAACGCGCGCTTCATCCGCATGGAATATGTCCAGGGCGCGGGCGAGCCGGGACCGCTGACGCAATGGAGCGATGCCGGCATCACCGGCCCCGACGTGAAGCGGCGCGAGATCGTGGTGGCGCCGAAGGGCATTTATCGCGTCGCGATTTCCTATGTCGTCAACGGGGTGCAGGGCGACCGGCTGATCCTTGGCCCGGTGACGGCGGGGGCGACCACCTATCCCGACGGAACGCCGGTCGAGGATTTGCAGCCGGCCGAGCCGGGCGCGACCGACGGGGCGACGGTCGGCGATGGCGACAACCCCGGCAATGTGAAGGACCAAAATGGCGTCGTCCGCCCCGCGTCGGACCTGCTCAACAATTCGCTGGCGCTGAACCCCGACGGCTCGCTGGTCATCATCCGCGAAGGCGAGGCGTCGACGCCGCTGGGACAGGTGCGCGCGGCGGCGATCGGCGCGGCGAGCGATTCGGCGATGCGATCGAGCCGCGATGCGCTGGAGCGGCTGTCGGCGATCGTGACGATGATCGACACGCGGCTCGCCTCGACCCAGGCGGTCATTCGCGACGCCGGCATCTATGTCGATCCGACCAATGGGCTGGTCACGATATCGGCACTCGACGCGACCGAGGAGCGGGTCAACGACGTGTCGGTGCAGCTCGACGCGGTGAAGGGCGACATCCTGTTGAGGGCGACGACGACTTATGTCGACAACGCCATCGCGCAGGCGGTGATCGACCCGTCGCAAATCCCCGTCTTCGACCAGTTGGAATTGCGCATCACGACGGCCGAGGCGCGGCTGGATGGTGCCGAGGCGGCGATCGAGCTGAAGGCGGACGCGGTGACGCTGACCGCGTTGACCGCGACGGTGACGACGGTATCGGCCGACCTCGACGCGCTGGCTGGCGTCGTCGCGACAAAGGTCGACAGCGTCGATTTCGGCACGCTGGAAACGCGGGTCGCGAACGCCGAGGACAGCCTGACGGCGCTGGGCGACACGGCGGAGATCGGGCGCGGGATCAGCGTCGCGCGGATGACGGGGCGGCAGGTCGACGACGAAGCGGCGCTGTCGCTGGCCGGGCTGCTCGCCGGCGACGCGCGGCAGCGCAACACGATCGCCGCGCTGGCGCTGGCGCGCGAGGAGATCACGGCGCGGCTGATCGAGGGCGACGGCGCCGAGGCCTCGGCGCGGTTCGTACTGACCGCGCGGGTCGCCTCGGCCGAAGGGGCGATCACCAACGAGCAGGCGGTGCGCGCGGGCGAGACGGGCGCGCTGGCGGCGCAGATGGGGACGATATCGACGACGGTGGGCACCCACAGCGCCGCGATCGAGACCTTCGGCGAAAGCATCAACGGCCTGTCGCTGCGCTATGGGTTGCGGCTCAACGCGGGTGGCCGGGTGATCGGCTGGGTCGCGAACAACGACGGCGTCAACGGCGGGATGGATTTCGTCGTCGATTATTTCCGGCTGTGGGATGCCGACGGCACAACCAGCAAAGCGCCGTTCGAGTTCGTCGACGGCAGCATCTTCATGACCTCGGCGGCGATCAAGAACCTGTCGGTCGACACGATCAAGATCGCCAATAATGCAATCACCTTTCCCGTCCACATGGATGCGGCGTCGGTGTTCCTCAATCCGGCGAGCGGGGAACAGACGCTGCTTGAAAGCGCCTGGCTCGAATTGGGGACGATCGCCAATCCCGCGACGGCGCTGGTCGGCTTCTATGCCACGCTCCGAACCGACCCCGGCGCGGGCGGCGGGCCGGACAATGCGGCCGAGTTCAAGGTCTATTGCGATATCGGCGCCGGATATCAGCTCATGGGGGCGCAGGCGGTCGGCATCGAGGCGACGGGCGGCAACGTCTATTATTGGGTGCCGGTATCGGTGATCGACCTAGCGAGCAACCTGTCCACGGCGCGCTTCAAGGTGACCGGAACGCCGATTGCGGGTCCGCAGGGTCGGCCCGCGCGGCGCTCGCTGGTCGGCGCGCCGACCCTCGTTATCCAAGGATCGAAACGATGACGCATCCCCTACGCTGGGCCTTGTTCGACGACATAGGCCGCTGTTCCTCGATCATCAGCAGCCCGGTCGACCTTGGCTTGCCGCACCCGGTCGGCGCCGACGCACGGGCCGAGGAGCTTTATCTCGACGGCGGTGGGCAGGTAGCGCGCCGCACATCGGCCGAGCTGCTCCCCAGCCGGCGCCATCTGGTCGCGGGCGGCGCCGATCGCGTGACGATCGGCGGGTTGCCCGCCGACGCGCTTGTCCTGGTCGACGGACGTCCCCAGCCCGTGTCGGATGGGATCGGCGCGGCCGAGCCCGGAAGCCTGCTGATCGAAGCGGCGCCGCCATTCGTCGCGGCCCCCGTCTTCGTCGAGGTCGACACGCTGCCGGCGTTCGCGGTGCGGTTCGCGGCTGAAATTGATCGGCAGGCCGAGGCGGCGCGAGCGGCGCATGGCTTGCTGCTCGCCGGGCAACAGGAAGCCTATGCGGCGAAGACGGCCGAGGCGCGGGCGCTGCGCGCCAGCGGCGGCGCCTACGCTGGCCCCTTCCTCACCCGCGAGGCCGAGGCCCGCAGTGTCGATCTGCTCGACCTCGCGTCGGCCGTGATCGCCAAGGCGGAAGCCTGGGCAGCCGTTGCGGCCGAGATCGAGGCGCGGCGCGGCGGCGCCAAGCAGGCGATCGCGAACGCCGCCGACATCGAAACACTCATCAGCGCGGCGGCCGTTGACTGGCCCGCGCCGGACAAAGGAGAAGGTCAATGAGCTGGTATGCAACCGGAACGGTCGCGGTCACCAACAACAACACGGCGGTTGTCGGGACCGGAACGCAATGGATCGCCAATGTGCAGGCGGGCGACATCTTTTGGGGACCGGAAGGGCGCGGATACGAGATCGTCAGCGTCAACAGCAACACCAGCCTGACCATCGGCCCAGCCTATACCGGGGCGACGGCGGGCGGGCAGGCCTATCGCATCGCGCCGACGCAAGGGCGCGTCGTCAACCTGACCGCGGGCGTCAACCAGCTCCTGACCGACTTTGGCGGCATTCGCGACGGCATCGGTTCGGGGAACTTTCCCGACGGCACGGCCGCGGCGCCGGCGCTGCGGTTCGGGGCCGATACTGATACGGGGCTCTTCAGGGTGGCGGGCAACGTCATGGGCTTCGCCGCGGCCGGGGTCGCGCGGATGGCCGTGACTTCCGGGGGCGTGCGGATCGGCGACGCTTCGTTGGCGACCGCGACGCTCGACGTCGTCGGGTCGATACTGGCCGGATCGGGGAACGCGACAACAGGCGGCGCCGTGCTGGGAACCCGATATAATGACGGGCAGGTTGCGACGTTCGGCAACCTGCGCGGATCAGCGGCGCTTGCGCTGGGCTTTTGTGTGGTGCCCTCGGCGACCGCCAGTGATGGCTGGGTGTCGTCGGTCAGCAACGCGTGGGGGCGAGCGGGCATCAGGGTCAATGCGTCGCAGATGACGTTGGGCTTTGCGGCATCGCAGACCACCACGATCGGCGATCCGGTCGCGCTGACGAATGCCTTTATCGTCAATGCTGGCGGCGCGATCACGCCTGGCGCCGACAACACCCAGCCGCTGGGCGCATCCTCGCTGCGCTTTACGACCGCCTATCTCGGCAGCAATCCGATCGTATCCTGCGACCTTCGGTTCAAACGCTATCGCGCTCCGGCCGAGGTCACCGCGACCGAACATGCGGCGCTGCTCGAAATCTTCGACGCTTTCGGCTTCTTCCAGTTCGAGGACGCGATCACGCTGAAGGGCGAGGATGACGCGCGCTGGCACTTCGGCCCGAAGGCGCAGGGCGTGTGGGCGATATGGGCGAGCCACGGTCTGACCGATGCGCTGGGCGAGGATGGAAAGCCGGTCGCCGGTTGCGTGCCGCCCGCCTTCCTGTGCTTCGACGAATGGGACGACGGGGCTGAGGAGCGGCCCGTCTTTTCCGCGACGCTGGTCGACGTGGACGGCAACCCGATCCAGACCGGGACCGAAACCGTCGCCACGCGCGAACCCGGCTATCTCTTCGGCGTGCGCATGGACGAACTGCATTCGCTGCTGCTGGCGGCGCTCAACAAGGAACGCAAAGATCAGGCGATCATGATCGCGGCGCTCGACGCGCGCCTCGCGGCGCTGGAGGCGGCGGCATGATGACGCTGCCAGAGTTGGCGCTGGTCGAACGGCTGGGGGCGTGCTGGAGTGACTTTCTCGCGCTGCCGGAGATGCACAGCGATGATCGAGCTGAGTTTCGCACTCTGATCCATCATGCGCAGGAGAAAGTGCTGGCGCGGCCCACGCTCCGAAAGCTAGACGGGATCGGACTTGCAGCGGGTTCTGAGACGGCGCTTAGCGACCGCCGAGACGCTTCTTAGAACGCGAGGGCGCGGATTGAGTGCTTCAATCGGTCTTGTCACAAACTGCAAAAGCTTTTGTCGCGCTTCAGACATACGCGCACGCGCGCGTATCTCCATTGGTTTTTCGACTTATTCACCCTATGTTCTTCCCGATGGGGTAGGGCATTTGCGTGCATCAACGTCCCGATGAATTCCGTGGCCGGCGGCTGTCGCCGGCGATGGCGAGCCAGCGCCTGCTCGTGCTCGATTTCGTGCGCGGCTATATTTCGCGCTGGGGCGGGTCGCCGAGTTACGGCGAGATCGCGGCCGAGCTGAAGATCGAGCGGGTCACGGCCTGGCGCGCGGTGCGCAGCCTGGTCGACGACGGGTTGCTCGCGAGAAGGCCTGGGCCGCGCGGATTGTCGCTGCCCGATGCCGAGGCGGACGCGCTGCGCCAGCTCCGCGCGCTGGGGTGGGTCGTCAACCCCGAGGATCTGCACGTTACAAAAGCGAGACTGCTGCCGCCCGCCGCGCTCGACTATCCCGGGCCCGGTCAGGAGGGCGGTACGGATGACGGGACGACGGGGTCGCGAAAAGAAGGCGCGTGAGCAGCGGGCGACCGAGCTGCGCCACAAGATCAACGCCGATTATGCCCGCCGCCATCCCCAGCGCGCCCGCGAGGAGCGCCAGCTGCGCCAGGCGCAGGCGAAACTTTCCCCCGACTGGAGCCATAAGCGCGAGGGCACGCCCGAAACGCACGCGCGCGCGGCGCGGACGGTGCAGGGCTCGCTCGCGCGGCTGTTCGTCGCCGGCGATGTCGATCAGCACGATCTGGGCTTTGCGGCCGAGATTGCGCGCGTGCACGCGCAGATCGTGCGCGACGTCGTGCCGGCGACGGTCAGCCTCGAGACGCGCGTCGACAAGAGCGGCCACGGCGGCGGCGTCTTTTTCGAGGCGCTGGGGCGAGTGAGGGCGGAGATCGCCTATACCGCCTGGCGCGCGGCTCTGCCAAAGCCCGGGGTCGTGCTGGCGATGATCGTCGACGATATCGGGGTGAGCGTGGCGGCGCGGCGGTTCGGGATGCGCAATGCGACGGCGAAGCGGCTGTTGCTCCAGGCGCTGGCGTGCTGGCCCGGTGCGATCGCGGCGGCGCGGCGATCGGTCGACGCGGCCGACCTGGCGGCGGCGCAGGCGGGATTGCTCTGACGCCCGGTCAAGGGGGCAATTTTCCGCATATTTTTGCATGTTACAAAATCGAGACTGCCCAGCGGTCACTTTTCGGGCCATTTTCGCCACAGGCAATAATTGCGCGCTGCGCCCGCACCGGCTGGTCCCTGACGGTGCGGGCGCTTTGCGTTTCAGCGGTTTAGGCACAGGATTTAATGTGTTCGCGCACATTAAATCCTGCGTTTCGACGCTCGACAGGGAGGCGCGGCATGGCGGCATCAGTTCGTCATCTCCGGCGCCCGGCGCCGGCGCCGACGATTGCCGACCTGCTCGACGACCAGCTTTCGCGCTTTGACGATCTGCTTCGCGATGTTCGCGGCGGCATTCGCTCGCCCGAGCATTTCGATGCGCTCGAGGAGCGAGCGAGCCGGATCGGGCAGGCGTTGCGCGATGCGTTCCGCCGCGGCCGCCAGAGCTGAAGGAATCGCGATGATCGATCTGGAAAAGCTCGCGATCGAGGCGGGGCGAGCGGATGTCGACGGGAATTGCGTTGTGACGCGGCGCTGGCTTCGCCAGGTGCTGAAGGAATTGCGCGCTGCGCGTGCACCGCGAAGCGACCAGGCCGCCGCGCTCGACCTGAATTTGCCGAAGCTCGAGGTCGTCATGGCCCCCAGGAAGGTGCGATCGTGATCGGCGATCGCGCACCCGATGTCGACGTCGCGGCGGCGCTGCTCGCGCTCGCTGGCGGACACGGCCGCCTGCTCTGGCACAAGAGCAAGGGCTGGGCTTCGGCGTCCTTCGCAGGATCGCGCGACGAGATCGCGATCGAATATTTCGGGCCCGAAGCGTCGGCCGCGGGCGAGCAGCTGCTCACCGAGCTCGATCGGGTGGAATTCACCCTGCCGAGCCGCGTCGTGGCCGATGCCAGGATCGGGTATCATACCCGACTTTATCGCCCGCAGCCGCGGACGATCGCGGTGATTGAACTCCTGATCGTGGAGGATTGACGATGGCGACCGTGCGGACGCCCAGGACGATCGCCGCGGCGACGAAATTGCTCGAGCGCTTTGCCGAGCTTGACGGACAGATCGCCGCGATCGAAGAGCAGCGCAAGGTCGAGCTGGCAGATGTCAATGCCGAGGCCGACCGGCTGATCGCTCCCTTCCTGCCCGAACGCGATGCGATCCTTGCCAAGCTGCAGGGTTGGTGGGTCGAGGCCGCGCCCGGGCTGACCGACGGCAAGCGCAAGTCGATCGCGCTCGGCGGGTGTGAGATCGGCAGCAGATCCTCGCCGGCGACCCTCGGCGTGGCGGGCGATGAGAAGCTGATCGCCAAGGCACTCATCAAACTTCGTTGGGCGCGCGAGCTCGTGCGCGTGACGATCGGGATCGATCGCGCTGCGGTGCTCAAGTCCATCGATGGCGTGCACGCTGCCCAACTCGCCGAGCTCGGCTTCAGCAGGGTTGCCGGCGGCGAGGCGGTCTTTGTCCGGCGCGTCCGGCAGGACGGAACGCTGGGCGGCAGCTGATGCCGACGTCGCCCCCCGTGTTTCGACCGCCTGGCTGGCGGCCGAGCGTGGCGTGGGAGCGCCCCGGCCTCTTCGGCTACGAACGCAAGCGCGGCCGAGCTGCACAGCGCGAGCGCCTCGCGGTGATCGCGGAAGAGCCATTCTGCCGCGCGTGCCTGAAGCAGGGCAAGCACGTCCGCACCGACGTGGTCGACCATATCGTGCCGCTCGCCTGGGGCGGCAGCGACGACCGGAGCAACAAGCAAGGCCTGTGCGAACCGTGCCACGACGCGAAGTCGAAGGCTGAGCGCGCCGAGGCGCGGCGGGGAGGGGGAGGGTGAATCTCTCAACCCAAAACCCCTTGGAAACCGCCGCCCATGGGTTTTTTTGCGTGGGCGAATTCAAAGGGTAAAAAGTTGCGGGTTTGTTCCTCCCTGACCTGGTCGCGGTGATCGGTGTCGAAGGGTGGGGCGCGCCCGGGGGCGGGGCGGCGGCGGAAGGCGCCGGAGTTGAAGACGCTGGCGGGAACGGCGCGTCCCGATCGCGAGGTTGCGATCGGTGCGGCGCCGAGCGAGGCGCCGATGATTGCGCCCTTGCATCTATCGGACCTGGCGCAACTGCATTTCGCGTCGATCGCCAAGATCCTGGAGGAGCAGAAGCGGTCTAGCGCGCACTATGCCGAACATGTCGCGCTGCTCGCGCAGCGGCTCGAGCAGATCCAGCGATACCAGGCGGTGCTCGAAACCGAGGGTGACACGTTCGTCACCGAATCCGCGAAGAGCGTCGGAGAGCGCCTGGTCGTGACCCGCATGGTTCGCGCGCGGCCCGAGGTCGCGATGCTGTCCGATGCGCTGCGCCACGCCCAGTCGCTGCTGTCCGAGCTGATGCTCAATCCCGCGGCCGCGCTGCGGATCGCCAGCGGGCACAAGCCCGAGGCCGGCGCCTTCGACGATTTCTGAGGCGGTCGATGTGGATGCACGAAATTACGCGGCGATCGCGAAGGGCTATGCCCGCGACGTCGTAAGCGGGAAGATCCCCGCGGGGAAATCGATCCGGCTGCAATGCCGGCGCTTTCTCGACGAGCTGAAGCGCGAGAAGGGGAAGGATTTTCCTTTTCGCTTCGACGCCGACAAGGCGGCGCGGATCTGCCGGTTCGTCGAGCGGCTGCCGCACAGCAAGGGTAAATGGGCGCGGTCGAAGGAGACGCTGCGGCTCGAGCCGTGGCAGATCTGGATATTGTGCTGCGGCTATGGCTGGCTGCGCAAGCGCGACGGGCTGCGGCGCTTTCGCGTCATCGTCGTAGTGGTGCCGCGCAAGAACGGCAAGTCGGCGATCGCGGCGGGCATCGGCCTGTATATGCTGTGCGCCGACGGCGAGTTCGGGGCCGAGGTCTATTCGGGCGCGACGAACGAGAAGCAGGCGTGGGAGGTGTTCGGCCCGGCGCGCCTGATGGCGGCGCGGACGCCGGCGCTGCTCGCGCGCTTCGGGGTCGAGGTCAACGCCAAGTCGCTCGTGCGCGTCGACGACAACAGCAAGTTCGAGACGATCATCGGCGATCCGGGGGACGGGCAAAGCCCCAGCTGCTCGATCCACGACGAATATCACGAGCATCCCGACGACGGCCAGGTCAACACGATGCAGACCGGCATGGGCGCGCGTGACCAGCCGATGCAGCTGCTGATCACGACCGCCGGCGATAATCTGGCCGGCCCCTGCTATGCGCTGATCCACGAGGAGCGCGAAAAGCTCGCCGGCATAGGGCATAACGGCGGCCCGCCGATCGAGGACGAAACCTTCTTCGTCGAATACACGATCGACGAGGACGACGACTGGAAATCGGAAGCCGCGCTTCGCAAGGCGAATCCGAATTTCGGGGTGTCGGTGCAGGCGGATTTTCTGCTCGCACGGCAACGCGACGCGATCGCCACGCCTAGAAAAGCGGGCGCTTTCAAAACGAAGCACCTCAATCTTTGGGTGTCAGCTAAAGCGGCTTATTACGACATCGAGGCCTGGCGCCGCTGCGCCGATCCGAACCTGCCGCAGACCGGCGCCGAGTTCCTGAAGCTCGAGCGGTTTCATGGTCGCCGCGCGATCGCCAGCCTCGACCTGGCGTCGAAGGTCGATATCGCCGCGCTCGAGCTGCTGCTGTTGCCCGAGGGCGAGAAGGCGACGGCCGACGATCCCTATATCCGCACGGGGTTTTACTTCCTGCCGGAAGAAAAGGTGCTCGAAGTTCCGGCCTATCAGGCGTGGGATGCGCTGGGATTATTGTCGGTCACCGACGGCAATATCATCGATTACGACGCGATCCTTGAGCAGCTTCGCGAGATCCGCGGGCTCTATCAGCTCGAGCAGGTCGCCTACGACCCGCACCAGGCGACCTATCTCGCCACGACGATGATGAAGGACGGCTTCCCGGTCCTCGAATATCGGCCGCTGGTGCTGAATTTCAGCGAGCCGATGAAGGAATCGGACGCGGTGATGAAAGCCGGGCGGATCGCGCACGGCGGCTGCCCCGTCATGGAATGGCAGATCAACAACGTCGTCGCCCAGCTCGACGCCAAGGACAATGTCTATCCGCGCAAGCCGCGGGTGGAAGCGAAGATCGACAACCCCGTCGCGCTGATCGCGGCGCTGGGGACGGCGATGAAGGGCGAAGAAGAGGCCGCGCCCTCGTCGCCCTGGGACGACCCGGAGTATAGCATGAACGGTAGCGCCGACTGATGGGGCTGAAGAACTATCTCTTCGGCCGCCCCGACGCGCGCCCGGCGGAAACGCGGTCGATCGAAGATCCGTCCTATAAACTGTCGGAGAATCCCGAGGCGCTGCTCCGACTGTTCGGTGTCCTCGATGCCAAGAACAGCCTGCCGATCGTGCCGATCGCCGCGGCGCTGCAGGTGCCGGCGGTGCTGGCGGCGGTCGCGTTCCTGTCGCGGACGCTGGCGGCGCTGCCGCTGCAATCGTTCGAGATCGGTCCCAATGGCGCACAGATCGACGACGAACAGTCGCAGCTGCTGAGCCAGGCGCCGAATGAGGAATGGTCGAGCTTCGACTGGCGCCGCTATCATTGGCAGCAGGTGTTCACCGGCGGCCGCGGGCTGAGCTGGATCGAGCGCGTCGGCGACCGCGTCTTGCGGATCTGGCCGATGGACCCGGCGAAGGTGATCGTCGGGCGGCGTGACGGGCGGAAATATTATCGGATCGAGGGGCGCGAATATCCCGCAGCCGACGTGATCGATACGCCGTTCATGCTGCGAAGCGACCAGATGTCGGCGATCTCGCCGATCGTCACTTGCAACAAGGCGATCAGCCTGGCGATCGCGATGGCGGATTTCGCTGGCGGCTTCTTCAGCACCGGCGGCATTCCACCCCTCGCGCTGGGCGGGCCGATGCCGAGCGGCGCCGAGGCGTTCCGCAGGGCGCAGGCGGATATCCAGAAGGCCGTCGATCTCGCCCGGAAAGCGAACACGCCCTTCTTCCCCTTGCCGCCCGGGCATGAGCTGAAGCCGGTCGGCTTCGACCCCGCCAAGGGGCAGATGACCGAGGCGCGCCTGTTCCAGATTCAGGAGATCGCGCGCGCGTTCCAGTTGCCGCCGGTCTTCCTGCAGGATCTGTCGAAAGGCACGTTCACAAATACCGAGCAGCAGGATCTGCAGCTGGTCAAGCATCTGATCGGGCAATGGGCGAAGGCGCTCGAGGACGAAATCAACCTGAAGCTGTTCGGGTGGCGCGGCCGCAAGCGGCGCGCGAAGCATAATCTCGACGGGTTGCAGCGCGGCGATTTCAAGAGTCGGATCGAGGGCCTCGCCCGCGCGATCCAGACCGGGCAGTTGATGCCCGACGAGGCGCGGGCGCTGGAAGATCGGCCGCCCGATCCCAACGGCAAGGGCGCGCAGCTCTATATCCAGGGCGCGACCGTGCCGCTCGGCACCGTGCTGGCCGCGCCGATCGGCCACAATGGTGGCCCTCCCTTGAACGACAATGAAGAGGATCCCGCGAATGCCGGCAATGACCCCGCCTGACGGACGCGAAAAGCGCGCGCTGACCGAAGGGCTCGAGCTACGCGCCGTCGTTAGCGAGGGCGAGCCGCCGACGGCGCGCGGCTATGTGGTCAAGTTCGATTCGCCGACCAATATCCTCGACCTCTGGACCGAGGAGTTCGCGCCGGGCGCGTTCGCCAACTCGCTGCAGCAGCGCGACGTGATCGCAATCCACAGCCACGATCTCGGCCGTGTCATGGGTCGCATGAAGGCGGGCACGCTCTCGCTTCGCGAGGATGCGAACGGCCTGGCGTTCGAAAATGCGCTGCCCGATACGACCGACGGCCGCGACCTGGCCGTGTCGATCGACCGCGGCGATATCGCCGGCATGTCGTTCGGGTTCCGCGCGGTCAAGCAGCATTGGGACGACACGGTAGATCCGCCGAAGCGCCGGATCGAAGAGGCCGAGCTTTACGAGATCACCTATTCGGCGCTGCCGCAATATGACGACAGCGAGGTCGCGCTGCGCTCGCTCGAGGCAGCGCGTGCCGAGCGGCGCAGCCATAACAAGGCCGGCGCCCTGAGCCGGATTGCCGCGCGCCGCGCGCGCCTGGCGCAGATCGAACGCCGAATCTGATCATCACTCCCTTTTCCGGGCCTCCGCCCGAGGCGGCGACAGCAGCGCTGATCGCCCTTCCAGCCCCGCTTTGCGGGGCCTTTTTATGCCCTGGAGAAAATCATGACCTTGCAGGAATTGTACGAAAAGCGCGGCCAGCTGGTCGCCGCTGCCCGCGCCGCGACCAATGAAATCACCGCGAACACCGACGACGCCCGCGTCGCCGAGCTCGAGGCGCGTAGCGACACGATCTTTGGCGAGCTCGACGCGCTCGACAAGAAGATCCAGCGCGAAGAGCGCGTCGCGGCCGCCGAGCGCTCGCTCGAGGAACGTGCTGCGCGGAACCGCCCGAACGGCGGGAACCTCGAAGTGCCCGGCCAGGACGGCGGCGAAGGCGAGGAGCGCACGGCCGAGCAACTGCACGCCGAATATCGCGACGCCTTCTACGCGATGCTCCGCGAGGGCGGCGATGTGACCGCGGTGACGCCGGAGCAGCGTGCGCTGCTGCGCCGGGGTTATGTCGAGAACCGCACCCAGACCGTCGGGACGCCCGCGGCGGGCGGCTATACGGTGCCCACCACGCTCGCCAGCAAGATCGTCGAAGCGATGAAGGACTGGGGTCCGATGTATGATCCCGGGATCACCGACGAAATGGTCACCAGTTCGGGCAATCCGTTCGACATCCCGACCAACGACGACACCGCGAACAGCGCCGCCGCGCTGGCCGAAGCGGCCGATCTGACCGACGACAATAGCGGCGATCTGGCGTTCGGCGAGGTTTCGCTTTCCGCCTATGTCTATGCGACGCCCTGGCTCAAGCTGTCGTTCGAGTTGCTTCAGGATTCGATCTTCAATCTCGAACAGTTCGTCGGGCGTAAGCTGGGCGAGCGCCTGGGCCGTATCGGGAACAAGCAGCTGACGATCGGCGACGGGAACGGCGATCCGAACGGGGTCGTCACCGCCTCCACGCTGGGGAAGACCGCTGCGGCCGTCGGCGCGATCACCGCCGACGAGATGATCGACCTGCAGCATTCGGTCAACGCGGCCTATCGCCGCAGCCCGTCGTGCCGTTGGATGTTCGCCGACACCACGCTCGCGACGCTCCGCAAGCTGAAGGATGGCGACGGCAATTATCTGTGGGCGATGGGCGACGTCCGCGTCGGTGCGCCGGACCTGATCCTGGGCAAGCCCTACGCCGTCAACGACGACGTTCCGGCGATCGCGACGGGTAATCGCGCGGTGCTGTTCGGCGATTTTAGCCGTTACGTTGTGCGCAAGGTCGGCTCGCCGCTGATCGGGACGGTGCGTGAGCGCTTTTGGCCGAAGGTCGGGATGGCCGGCCTCGTCCGGTTCGACGGCGATCTCGTCGATACGACTGCGGTCAAGCACCTCAAACTGGCGTGATGATGGGCGCGGGCGCGACTTAGGCCGCGCCCGCCTTTTTCGCGACGGACGCCGCGCGCGCCCGTCCCGCAAAGGAGATTTGCGCATGAAGATCAAGATGCTGACCGGAATGGCAGGACCGGATTTCTCGCTCTCGCCTGGCGAGGAAACGGAGCGCTTCGGCGACGAAGAGGCGCAGCGCATCGTCGATGCGGGCTTTGCCGAGCTGGCGACAGCCGAGCCTGCGCGCGGGGCGAAGACCGCCAGCGGCAAGAAGGCCTGATCGAGCGATGTGGTCGGCGGCCGAGACAGTGACGCCGGCGGCGGCGCCGGCGATCGCGCTGGCGGAGATCAAGGAATTCGTGCGCGTCGATGAGGATGCGGACGATTTCGACGCGCAGCTTACCGGGTTCGCCGCGGCGGCGGTCGATCATATCGAGAAGATCTGCAGTATCCGGCTGGCGCCGCAATCGGTGCAGATGTTCGCCGACGAATGGGGCGATCTGGCCTGGCTGCCGATCGGCCCGGTGACTCATCTTGAGTCAATCCATTTTCTCGATCGCGACGGGGTCGAGCAGCTGCTGGACGGCGCGACCTATGAGCTTACCGGCGCCGGGCTGGCGCGCGGCGTCCGGCCTTCCGCCGGTTCGGCGTGGCCGACCGGGCTGCGCGCCGTCACGGGGGCGATCCGGGTGACGGCGACCGCGGGCTATGTCGCAGTGCCCCCGACCTTGCGGGCGGCGGCGCTGACGCTGGCCGCCGACCTGTTCGCGTTTCGCGAAAGCGCGGTGGTGGGCACCGTCAGCGCGAAGATCGCGGTCAGCGCCACGGTCGAGGACTGGCTGACCAATTACCGGATCTGGCTCTGATCCACTCGCGGCGCGGCCGCGCGGTCTCGATTTCCCAACAGGAGAATAGGTTATGGCGGATCTGGCGATCACCGCGGCCAATGTCGTGCCCGGTGTCAATGCGAAGGTCGTCGGCGGCACCGCCGGCGCGGCGATCACGGCGGGCAAGACGGTCTATCAGGATCCGACCGACTTGCGGTTCAAGCTGGCCGACTGCGATTCCGCGGTGGCGGCCGAGCGTGCGGTGAATGGTATCGCGCTTAACGGCGCCTCCGCCGGGCAGCCCGTCGACGTGCTGATCGAGGGCGATATCACCATCGGCGCGGTGCTGACTGCTGGAACGGTCTATTTCCTGTCGGGCACCGCCGGCGGGATCTGCCCCGTCGCGGACCTTAATGCCGGCGATTATCCGACGATCATCGGCATCGCGAAGAGCGCTTCGGTGCTGTCGGTCAAGATCAACGGAAGCGGCGTCGCGATCTGATGGCCGCCGGTCGCCGCAATTGCCGGGTGATGTTCCAGCGGAACATTCCCGTCGAGAATGATCATGGCGACCAGCTTCCAGATTGGCAGAAGCTCGGCAACGCGTGGGTCGCGATCGCCTATGGCCGCGGCGATGAACGACGGCTCGCGGCGAGCGAGCAGCGCGTCCAGTCGGCGACGGTCATCGCGCTCGCGACATCGATGACGCGCAGCGTGACGGTGCAGGATCGCATCGTCCATCACGATCAGGCCTGGAATATCGTCGGGATCGTGCCGCGCCTCGAGAAGGGCGAGATCGATTTCGACGTGCGGCGGGCCGACTGATGGCGCGCACGACGGTCAAGGTCGAAGGCTTCAAGGATCTCGAGCGCCAGCTCGAGGAGCTTCCGAAGAATATCGGCCGCGGCGTGGCGCGACGCGCGGTCAAGAAAGCCGCGGACGAAATGGCCGAGGAGCAGCGACGCCTTTGCCCCGTCGGCGACGGCTCGCTGCGCGACAGCATCCGTGTCCGCGTGACGACGAAGAATCTCGACGGCCTGGCCGAATATGGGCTCGCGCGCCAGGAAGGCGCATCGGCGCGCGATGCCGGCGCCGCGCTACGCGCCGCGCGGCGCGAGGCGAAGGCGTCGGGAACGCAGAGCGGGCACCGGATCGCCGCAAGCGTTGGGCCAACCGAGCCGCACGCGCACCTGGTCGAGTTCGGCACCGGCGAGCGGCATCACAAGAGCGGGAAATCGACGGGCGTCATGCCGGCGCATCCCTTCGTCCGCCCCGCGTTCGACCATGGCGTCGATCAGGCGGTGTTCACGATGAAGGAGGGGCTCGGCGAAGAAATCCGCCGATCGACCGCGCGCCTGTCGAAGCGGCAGTTCATCAAGGGCCGGAGCTGACGCGATGGCGGATTTCTATGCGGCGCTGCGGCTGCGGTTGCTGACCGACGTCAATGTGCGCGCGATCGTCGATGGCAAGCGGATCTTCTGGACCATCGTGCCGGCGGGCACGGCGCGACCCTATATCCGGCTTCAGGCGATCAGCGATCCGCGACCGCAATTGCTCGACGAGTATGAGGACGGCCGCACGACGCGCGTCCAGTGCGACATATTCGCCGACACTCATTCCGATGCGACCGCCCTGGCAGAGGCGGTGATCGCTGCCGTCGCCGAGCCCGGCGAATTTGGCGGCGTGCTGTTCGGCAACGTCCGCGCCGAGGGCCCTCGCGACCTGGGCGAGGACGGCGACCAGGGCTTCATCCACCGCGCCAGTATCGACCTGCTGGCGGAACATAGTCGGGCTTAGGGTCGGCAAAGGAACCCCAAAATGGCAGAAACCCAGAAGGCGGGGACTGGCTATAAGAGCCAGTTCCACCTGCACAACGGCACGACCCTTTATAAGCTGCGCCACGTCAAGGAATATGACACGCCGGGGGCGACCGCGCGCGAGCAGGAAGAGACGACGCACCTCGAATCCGAGGATTGGCGTCGCGAATATACGAGCACCTTTTACGAGGATGCCGATATCGAGGTGCTGCTGAATAGCCGCCCGCTGTCGGATACCGATACGCTGCTCTCTGCCGCGCTGGCGGCCGACGATGTCCGCGCGTTCAAGGCGGTGATCGCGATCGGCGGCGTCCTGGTGGCGCAGATCACGGGCACCTGCCGCTGCACGGGCTATAACCGCGGCCGCGTTACGCCGGCGGGGGTAATGGAGGCGACGGCAACGTTCCGCCTCGTCACCGTCGATGCCATCGCGCCCTACGCGCCCTGATGCAGGATCAGCGCATGACCGCCAATCCGCTGCGCGGCGAGGCCGCGCTGATCATCGGCGAGGGTGACGGCGAGCGATTCCTGACGCTCGTCTTCGACTATGAGGCGATGATCGTCGCCGAGGCGACCTATGGCGAGCCGATCGGCGTGGTCAGCGATCACGCCGATCGCGGCTTCGTCGGCGCGATCCGCGCGATGCTGTTCGGCACGCTGCGCGCGCATCACCCCGAGATCGATCTCGCCGAGGCGACGCACATCTGTTTCACCCAGGCGCGCGCCGTCAAGGCGGCGATGGACGAGGCGGCACGCAATTCGATGCCGCCGCCGCAGGGTGAGGAGGAGAGGGACGAGGCGCGCCCTCGGCGAGCTGGGACGCGCTCTGGGGCCAGTGGTGCGAAGCAGGGCTCGACCCCGAAGGCTTCTTCCGCGCGACCCCGCGCACGTTCCAGATCCTCGTCACCGCGCGGCTGACCGCCGCGCATAACCTTGCGCTGGCGTCCGGCTGGCAGGCCGAGCGCTTTCGGCGCGAAGGCAAGAACATGAAATCGCTGGGGGAATATCTCGATCCCCCGACCCCCGATCAGCGGAGCGACGCCGGCGCGCAGCGCGCGCTTGCGGCGTTCAAATTCATGGCGGCCAAGACGGCCGCCGCGAAAGGCTAGGCATGGCAATCAGCGAAGTCCTGGCCCGGCTGAGCGTCGTGCTCGGCATGGACACGGCCGCCTTCACGACGGGGTCGACGCGCGCCAAGAAGGAAATGACGACGCTCGAGCGGCATGTCAGCCGGGCGAGCGGTATCATCAAGGCAGCGGTTGGCGCGATGCTCGGCGCCTTCGCGTTCGACGCGATCGTCGAGGCGGGGAAGCGCGGGCTCGAATATGCGTCGTCGCTCGGCGAGGTCGCATCACAGCTCGGCGTCACGACGAAGGCGCTGCAGGAATATCGCTACGCGGCTTCGCAGGCCGGGGTCGAGCAAGGTGAGATGGATCAGGCGCTGTCGCAGTTGACGCGGCGCCTGGGCGATGCGGCGCAGGGCGCGAAGGAGCCCACCAAGGCGCTCGACAAGCTCGGCGTCTCGATCCGCGACGCCAACGGCCACGTCCTCGATGCCGGCGACGCGATCCCGCTGATCGCCGAGGGCCTGCAGAAGATCGAGAGCCCGGCAGAGCGGGCGGCGATCCTCGTCGACCTGTTCGGCAAGTCGGGCCAGAAGTTGGCGCCGCTGCTCGAGGGTGGTGCCGCAGGGGTCAATAATTTGCGCAATGCCGCGCACGAGCTCGGTATCGTGCTGTCCGACGAGCAGATCCAGAAGGCCGACGACACGGCCGACAAACTCTCGGCGATGAAGCAGGTGCTCGAGGCGAAGATCGCCGGCGCGGTTTCCGACAATGCCGATAGCATACTCGAGCTCGCGGACGCGTTGACGAAATTGGTCGATGCAGCAGGCAGGGCGGCGAAGGTTTGGCGCTACATTGCCAATCTCGATTGGTCCTGGAACGCCCCGTCGATTTCCAAGCAGTTCGCGGCGATGCAGGTCAAGGATCTCGGGCCCGGCGTCGAACTGACCCGACCTACCTCGCCGCTTGAATGGCAGCAAATTGGCGCGAACAGGGCGGCAGATGCCGCGCGCCGAACGGGCGTCGATAGGCGCTTTCTCGCGCCTTCGGGGAGTTCTCTGCTGTCCGGGCCCAAGGGCGCGCGGACGGCACCGGCGGCGAACCCGTGGGGCCTGCCGCTCAACACCAATCTCAATCCGCGCGCGATCGGCGGCAGCCTGTTCGGCGGCAACGGCCTCGCGCAATTCACCCCCGGAACCGGCGCGTCGAACTGGATCGCGGCGGCGAACGAGAATCTGCCCGATATCGTCAAATTGTCGGCCGAGGTCGCCGCGAGCAACAAGGCGGCCGCGGCGTCGCTGGGCGAGATGGCGAGCGTCCACGGCCCGCGCCTGGTCGCGTCGCTGAAGGCGGCGACGCCGGAGCTCGAGGCTCTGCGCGACGCGACGCAGTCGATCCTCGACCGCCTGTTCCCCGAGCAGGCCGAGATCCGGCAGTATCAGGAGGAACTGGCGACGCTGACCGCGGCGCTGAAGGCCGGGCAGCTTTCGACCGAGGATTATGCCAAAGCGGTCAATGCGCTGCGGCAGGAATTCACCGGCTTCGCGCAGCTGATCGCCGATAACCAGGAGATTATCGCGCTGGGTATCGGCCCGACGGTCGACGACGCGCTCGATTCGGCGACGGCGAGCTGGGACCGCTTCACCGACCGGCTGATGGACGACGCCGACACGTCGCGCGTCCAGGTCGTAAAATCGTTCGGCGACATGGCCGACGACGTGCTGCAGTCGCTCAACCAGCTTTCGGGCGCGATCCGCGGCGGGGGCTTCCTCGACATGTTGAGCAGCGTGATCGGCGTCGGGCTGCAACTCGGCAAGGCCGGCGCCTTCGGATCGGACATCCAGAGCAGCCTGGGCAAGGTCGGCGCGAACGCCAACGGCACGAGCTATTGGCGCGGCGGCCTGTCGGTCGTCGGCGAGCGCGGGCCCGAGCTGGTCAATCTGCCGCGCGGCGCCGGCGTGACGCCGAACAAGGATCTACGCGGCCTGGGCGCGGCCAAGGTCGAAATCCGCCCGACCCCTTATTTCGAGGCCGTCGTGGACGGCCGTATCGTGCGCGCGGCGCCGGCGATCATCGACGGCAGCGCAAAGGTCACGACGTCGCGGCTCGGCCGCCGGCAGACGCGGCGGCTCGCCTAGCCGATGATCACGCTGCCCTCGCTGCCCGCGCCGAACGGTTGTTCGCCGCGGGTGATTTCGTTCGACCTGCACGCGCGACCCGCGACCGGGGCCGCGGTCCAGACGATCTACCGCCCGGGAAGCCGCTGGGCGCTCGATTTTTCCTATCCGCTGATGAAAGCCGATGTCGCGCGCAGCTTTACGTCGCGGCTCGTGCGCGCGCAGCGCGACGGATTACGGATGGCCGTGCCGCTGCTCGGCGTATCGCAGGGCGCGCCGGGAACGCCACAGGTCGACGGGGTCAATCCTTCGGGGACGGTGCTGCCGCTGAAGGGCTGCACGCCCGGCTATACGTTCGGCGAGGGCTATTGGCTGACGCTGATCGACGCCACCGGCGATTATTATCTGCATCAGGTCGTCGGCAGCGCGATCGTCAACGGCAGCGGCAAGGTCACACTCAGCATCGAGACGCCGATCCGCGCGCCGATCGCCAATAGCGCGAACGTGCTGGTCGCGGCGCCGATGGTCCAGGGCTTCATCGAAGACGTCGCCTGGGGAATGCGGCTCGGCAACCTGATCGAGGGCATCGGCTTCACGCTGGAGGAAGCGGCGTGAGAACGATCGGCTTGACCGGGCTCTGCAAGATCGAGCTGCCCGATGCGACGCTGCGCCTCTGCGATGGCGGATTCATTGTCTGGGGCAGCGAAACCTTCGTGTCGAAGGACGCGGTGTTCGGCACGATCGGCAGCATCGAGGCGCTGAGCGAGGGCGTTGAGGCCGAGGTGCCGGCGCTGGAAATGGTGCTGATCCCGCCGACGACGTCGGGCGCCGCGACGATCGCGAAGCCCGGCTATCAGAAGAGCCGCGTGCGGCTGTGGCTGGCCGAATATATTCGCGCGACGGGCCTGGTCGACGGAACACCCGACCTGCTGTTCGACGGGCAGATCGATCAGACACCCTTCACGGTCGGCCGCGACACGCGCGAACTGGCGTTGTCGATCGTGTCGACGGCGGAACGGCTGTTCGAGCGCAATATCGGCAACAGCCTGTCGCCGTCATTCCACAAGTCGATCTGGCCTGGCGAAACCGGGCACGACAATGCCACCGGCCTCGGCCGCCCGGTGGCATGGGGGGTCGAGGCGCCGCCGTCGACGAGCGGGGGCTATTATGGCGCCGGCGGCGATTACGACCAGGGCCGCGGCCTGATCCGCCTGGCGCCACGCTATGTCTGACCTGTTACGGCGGCAACGCGCGCTCGAGGCCGCGAAGCGCAAATATGGCAAACGCGCCTTCAGCTGGCGGAACGCGGTGACATGCGTTCACCTGGCGCGCAGCCACCTGGTACGAATGGGACACCGTCCGCCGCCCTTGCCGCGGATCCGTTCGCTCGCGGGTGCGCGGCGCGCTCTCGCGGAGCGCGGCTGGACCGATGTAACCGACATGCTCGATGCCCAGCCCGGGCTGCTGCGGATCGCGCCGGCGGAAATGCTGCCCGGCGATATCGCGGCTCTGGCAAGCGAGGACGGGATTGGCGCGATCTTCCTGTGCGCGGGCCCGCACAAGCTGATCGGCTGGCGCGAGGATGCGCCGGCGATGGTCGTGCTCGACGTTTCATTCGATCAGGTTTCGGGGGCATGGCGTGGCTAAGGCGCTGAAAGTGATCGGGACGATCGCCGGGGCGGTCGCGACCGTCCTCGCTCCGATCGCGCCACCGATCGCCGCGATCGCGGCAGTTGTCGCAGGCGTCGCCAACCTGGGCGCCAGCGTGCTTTACAAGCCGCCGCCGGCGCGCGGATCCGTCACCAATGTCCTGATCGCGGCCGATGCGCCGACGCCCTATGTCATGGGCGAGGGCTATTTCGGCGGCGTGCTGCGCCACGACGTCGGCTATGGCGCGACGCTCAAGAAGGTTCCGAACCCTTATCGGCTGATGGTCACCGTCTATTCGCACGGCGGCCCGGTCGAAAGCCTGTCGCCGCGCGTCGAGCTCGCCGCGGTCGGGAGCTATTACAGCGGCTTCCTTTACGCCGCGACGCAGCTCGGCACCTGCCCGCAGGCGTCGGCGCTAACGCCGCAGTTCGCGGGCGCGCCGGGCTGGGGCGCGTCGTCGAAACTGTCGGGCCAGGCGGCGATCGCGTGGAACCTGAAGTTCGACAGGGACGGCAAGGTCTTTGCGTCGGGCGTTCCGCGGCTCGGCGCCTATGGCAAATGGGTCAAGGCCTATGATCCGCGCAAGGACAGCACGTTTCCGGGCGGTTCGGGGTCGCACCGGCTGGGGGTCGAATCGACCTATCAATGGACGCAGAACCCGGCGCTGCACGCGGGCACCTATACCTATGGCCGCTGGCAGAACGGAAAGCGGGTGCTGGGCGTCGGGATGCCCGCGCAGGGGATCGACTGGGTCGGGCTCGCGGGCTGGGCCAATGTCTGCGACGCGAACGGCTGGACGATCTACGGCCCCGTCTACGAGCCGGGCGATCGCTGGGAGAATCTGCAGGACATCTGCGCAGCGGGCGGTGGACGCGCGGTCTTCGCCGGCGGGCTGATCAGCTGGCTTTACGCGGCGCCGCGGGTGGCGCTCGACACCATCACCGACGCCGATATCGCCGACGAGAATTACAGCGTCACGCCGCAGGCGAGCTGGCGCGACCGGCTGAACACCGTCGTTCCCAAATATATCTCGCCCGATCACGACTGGCAGATGATCGCCGATGTCGCAGCGGTGACGGTCGCCGACTATGTGACCGAAGACGGCGAAGTCAAACAGGTCGAATGGCCGTTCAACCTGGTCAAGGACGGCGACCAGGCGGCGCAGCTCGCGGCCTACAAGCTGCTCGACAGTCGCGAGATGCAGCCGATCGTGCTGCCGTGCCTGCCGCGGCTGCGCAAATATCGCCCCGGCGAGTGCCTGCACATCGACCTGCCCGAGCTGGGTCTCGATATCGACGCGCTGATCATGGATCGGAATTTCGATCCGTCGACGATGACCGTCACGCTGACGATGATGAGCCTGTCGGCGGGCCGCGACGATTTCGCGCTCGGCCGCACGTCGACGCCGCCGCCGACCCCGGCGCTGAAGCAGACGAGCGAGGAACGCGACAATCTGCGCTGGTCGGCGATGCTCGACCAGGGCGCACGCACCGTCGAATATGACGGCGCGGCGACCTATAGCCAGGGAATGACGATGCGTTGGCCCGACGGGTCGACGTGGGAATATATCAATGCCGCGCCGTCGAGCGGCAACGCGCCTCCGGCATGGCCCGAGACGGCGAACAGCTGGTGGTCGATGCTGACCCCGCCGCTCGATCGCGGCAAGGTGTTCATCCAGTCCACCGCGCCGACCGCGGCCGAGAGCAGCGGCGGCGACATCTGGCAGGACGACAACGGGCGATACTGGACCCGGCGCGGCGACAATCACCTGGCGATCGGCGGCAAGCGGCTGATGATCGGCGGCAAGCTGTTGACGATCACATGGACGCCGACGGGGTCGCAGCCGGTGCGCGATGGAATCGACGCGGCGCTGGCGACCGCGATGGGCGCGGCGCAGGCCGCCTCGCAGCTTGCGCTCGACGCGCAGGCGACGGCCGACGGCAAGGTGCAGAGCTTCTACTCGCCGAGCGCGCCTACGGCCGAGGGCATTGGCGATCTGTGGTTCGATACCGACGACGGCAACAAGCAATATCGCTGGTCGGGATCGGCGTGGGTCGCGGTGCAGGATTCGGCGATCGGTGCCGCGTTGACCGCGGCGGCGGGGGCGCAGGCGACCGCCGACGGCAAGGTTACCACCTTCGTCGGCGAAAGCACGCCGACGCCCGAAGGGGTCGGCGACCTCTGGTTCAAGCCGTCGACCGGCTATCTGGCGCGCTGGTCGGGATCGGCGTGGACCGACATCTCCAACATCGGTGCGACGCAGGCACAGATCACCAGCATCGGCAACGCGCTGACCGCCGCGTCGAACGCGCAGGCGACCGCCGACGGCAAGGTCGATACCTACTATCAGACCGCGGCGCCGACGGGCGCATCGGTCGGCGATTTGTGGTTTGACACCGACGACGGCAACAAGCTGTATCGCCACAACGGCACGTCGTGGGTCGCGGCGCAGGATGCGGGGATCGGCAATGCGATCACCGCGGCCGCCGGAGCGCAGGCGACGGCCGACGGCAAGGTTACCACCTTCGTCGGAGAAAGCTCTCCGACGGCCGTCGCGACGGGCGACCTGTGGTTCAAGGCCTCGACGGGCGAGCTCCGCCGCTGGTCGGGATCGGCTTGGGGAAGCCCGCTGGTCGACCTGACCGCCGCGGCGGTCCCGCGTCAGGAAGGCCCGGCAACCGACATCTTCACTGCCGATTACCAGGGCACGCTCGACGACGATCAATTGCCGCGCAACTATGCCTTCAAGCGCTATCGCGGGACGAACGACGTCACGGCGTCGGGAACGACATGGTCGATCGTGTCGCAGGCGGGCATCACCGGGGGGACGGTGACGGCGTCGGGCGGATCGGTGACGATCCCGACCGGGGTCACGATCGCGGCCAGCGCGACGATCATCGTCAAGTCGGCGCGCAGCGGCGAGCCCGACCTGGTCAGCGAGATCAGCATCACGCGCAGCGACGGCCTGCCGCCGTCCACGGGTGGCGGTGGCGGCACGTCGGCAAGCGACAGCAGCTTCACCTTCTTTTCGTCGACCAGCTTCGTCGACGTGTCCGACGTGCTGACGGTGACGACGGGGTCGGGCGGATCGATCGGCCTGTCGGCGCCGCTGTCGTTCCGGGCGTCGCCCGTTGCGCCGACCGGCAGCTATAATATCGAACTCAAGTGGCAGTATCGCCCGGTCGGCGGATCGTGGACCGACGTCACCGGCGGCGCGCAGGCCAGCACGTCGCCGACGGTCATCACCTTCGACGGGACCGAGCTCTATTATGTCGAGCTGGGTTCGGCGACCTGCTCGCGCACGCAATCGGGGCTGACGGCCAGCGCCGATTACGAGGTCAAGCTGCTCGCGCGGCAGACCGCGGGCACCGCGCGCACGTTGCGATTGAGCGGCACGGCGACGGCGGTGGGCTCATGAGCTGGTTCGCGCTCTTCGACAGCCGCGGCACCTATCAGGGCGCCGTCACCTCGCTCGCCGGTTACGACCGCAATGCGCGGCGCCGCGCGCGGCCGATCCCGCGCGCGCCGGGGGATTTCGAGCGCTGGGACCGCAAGACCGGGGCCTTCGTCGTCGACGAGGCGGCGCGGCTGCGCCACCGCGCCGGACCCGCGCATGTCGCCGCGATGCACGCGCGCAAGGCGGTGGAGGCGCATCTGATCGCCGCCGGCGTCGCCCCGCCGACGCTGCTGCTCGTCCGCGAAGCCGCGCTGCGCGGGATCGAGCCCGCCGAGCTGGCGGCGGCGGTCCTCGACAAGATCGCGGGCGCCGAGGCGCTCGAACTCGAACGGCAGGCCGCGAGCCTGACCCCATCGGAATAGGAGATTTTATGGCGGACGATATCGACCTTTGGGCGATGGGGAACGACGGGATGTTGACGTCGCTGACGGGCGCCTATCGACTTGGCGCCGCGACCGGGGCTGGCGCGGGCGATGCGTTCCCCGCCTCGCTGCTCGTCTACAAGCAGGCGAACGGCTATTTCACCTGCGGCGATCGTCTCGGCATCGGGGTGACCAGTCCCGCCGCGATGCTGGATGTCAGCGGCTCAATAATAGCAGGCGAGGGGAACGCGACAACAGGCGGCGCCGTGCTGGGAAGTCGATATAATGACGGGCAGGTCGCTACATTCGGTAACTTGCGCGGCTCGGCGATTACGGCGATCGGCTTTTGCGTTCGGCCGTCGTCAACCACATCCGGGGGCTGGGTGTCGTCGGTCAGCGGCGCATGGGCTCGCAGCGGCGTTCAGCTTGCCGGGTCGCTGTTTTCCGTCGCCTTCGCAGCATCGCAAACCACGGCGATCAACGACCCGGTCGCGCTGACGAATGCCTTTATCGTCAATGCGGGCGGCGCGGTCACGCCGGGCGTCGATAACAGTCAGTCGCTAGGCACATCGTCGCTGCGCTGGTCGGTGGTCTATGCCGGCACCGGCACGATCAACACGTCGGATATCCGCTTCAAACTCTTTCGCGTCGGGCCGAGCATGGCGGCGGCCGAGCAGGCGGCGGCGCTCGAAATCGCCGACGCCTTCGCCTTCTATCGCTTCACCGACGCGATCGCGGCGAAGGGCGAGGACGATGCGCGCTGGCATTTCGGCGTCGGCGCGCAGGTCGCCTGGGGCATTTGGGCGAGCCACGGCCTGGTCGAGCCGCTGGGCGAGGACGGCAAGCCGCCGGCGGGCTGCATCCCGCCCGCCTTCCTGTGCTTCGACGAATGGGGCGAGGAGAGCGAGGAGCGCGAGGTCTATTCCGAAACGCTGGTCGACGGCGACGGCAATCCGCTTCAGATCGGCACCGAAAGCGTCGTCACGCGCGAGGCGGGCTATCTCTTCGCGCTCCGCATGGACGAGCTGCACTCGCTGCTGATCGCGGCGCTCAACAAGGAGCGCAAGGATCAGGCGGCGCGGATCGCGGCGCTGGAGGCGGCGGCATGAGCCTGCAATCGCACGCAAGCGAATTTGCCGTAGCCGCGGGCAAGGCCTCTCCCCCGATCGTCGTCAGCGGCGCCGCGGTGGCGGGGATCTCGCTTCAGGACTGGGTGTTGATCGCGACGCTCGTTTACACGAGCCTGCAGATCGCGCTGCTCGTCTACAATTTCCTCAAGAAGCGCGCGGCCGAGCGCACGGGAGCGCCGCGCGATGACGGCAACTGACAATGCGCGCGCGCCGGCGCCGCTGAAGCTGGCGGCGATCGTCGGCCCGATCGCGGCGGTCGCGCTGTTGATCCTGACCCCGCGCGAGGAGAGCGGCCGCACCGTCGACGTGACGATCGCGGCGGACGGCACCGCGACGATGCGCCATGTTTCAGGCAAGCAATATCTGCAGGCGTATCTCGACGTCGTCGGCGTGCCGACGATCTGCGACGGGCTGACCAAGGGCGTCCGGCTGGGGCAGAAGCGGACCGAGGTGCAATGCGCGGCCGAGCTCGAGGCCGAGCTGGCAGCGACCGCGGTCCAGGTGAAGCGCTGCACGCCGGCAATCTTTCGTCCCGGAACCGAAAATCAGCGAATCGCGGCGATCCTCCTCGCGCACAATATCGGCTGGCCGCGCTGGTGCACGTCGACGGCGGATCGGATGTTCGACGCCGGGAAGCCGCGGCAGGCCTGCGATTGGTTCCTGCCCTGGAACAAGGCCGGCGGCAGAGTGCTGCGCGGCCTGGTCGACCGCCGCGCGCGCGAGCGCGCGATCTGCCTGAAAGGACTGTGATCGTGGCCAATGTAAACATGACCTATGGGTTTTGGAAAGCGCCCTGGTGGCCGGTGATCGCCGCGGCGTTCATCCTGTTAACCCGGCTTGGTATCGGCGAAAGACGCGCCTTCGCGGTTCTTGTGCCGCTTACCGGGCTTGGCTGGACGCGGCTCGGGAACGGCCGCCGTAGCTTCTTCATCCTGCGCGGCTTCCGCAAGATCGAGGCGGCAGCCGATGCTCTTTAACCCCTTCAGCGTTTTAACGTCGAAGATTTTCGCCTCGACGACGCTCGCGCTGGCGATCGTCGCCGGCGTCCAGTCGTGCCAGATCGAGCGCGTCACCAAGCAGCGCGACGAGGCGCGCGAAAGCGCAAAGGGCTGGGCGGTGCTGCTCGACACCACCGTCGCCAACTATCGCGCGGCCGCGGCCGAAGCCGAGCGCGCCCAGCAAGCCAATCTCGCGCGCGTGAAGGCCGAGCGCGACGCCGTCTTCGAAAGGAAAGTCGATGAACTTCAAGCTGCTCGCGATGTTGCCGATGCTCGCTATCGCCGCCTGCTCACCTCGGCCGCCGAAGCCGATTCCCGCGGTGCCGGCGACGCTGACCTGTCCGCCGCCGCCGATGCCACCTGCCGAGCTTATGCGGGCGCCGCTTGTCACGACATTCCTCCCCTCCTGAAGGCGGCCCAGGACAATACCGACCAGCTGGTCGCGCTGCAGGGTGCGATCCGCGAGCAGGCGACGATCGTCACCTCGCCGGCGCCGGCCGACGTCCGCTAGTCTGGCTTACAGCCGCCGACCGTGCGGAGCGGCGGCCTGATCGACCCTGTGAGCGCAGCGTCCCAGGACCGCGCATTCGGCGCGACCTGGTCGAGCAGCGTGATGTTGATCAGCCCGCGATCTTTCGCATAGGCCGTGCCGCGCAGACCCTGCACGATCTGCACGCCGAGTTGGCCGGCATCGGCCTGCCAGTCGAGATCGCGCACCTTGTCGGGGTCGAACGTCACGATCGCGAAGCGCCTTCGCTTTCCATATTCCGCCATCGCCTGTCTCCGAATCGCTGGTCGATGGTTGGCGTTGTTCCTTTTTTGTTCCGAAATGTCGAGGCCGGTGCGGCGACATGGGGTGCACCCCCGATTATCATGGGGTGAGCAACAGGATGATGTTGCCGATCAACACCCAAGTCGCGTTCAAACTGGGGGTATCGCCGGGGGTATCGGCGCGCTGCGCGCCAGCCGATAGCCGCAGAAATCCGCCCTTTCCGTCGCCGAGTGACGGGGAGGGATTATCCGCGACAGTCATGTCGCCAAACGACGGATTTCCGCCATTTCGACTTTTGAGAATTCCCCGCCTCGACAGCGGGGGCAGGGGCGATCCTACCCGCCCCAAGCCGACGGCCACAGCCGCCACGTCCAACAGATCCTGCCCATGAAGCAGAGAGCTGAACCATCCCGCCTGCCGAGTCGGCGGGGCAACGAGTAGGAAGAACAAAGTGCAAGAGTCCAACCGAACAACTGCCAGTCTGGAAACATATCAGGTCCGTCCGGTCCGCCCAGCGGCGCCGTATATCGGCGGAAAGAGGGTGCTATCGCGCCGCCTTTGTCAGCGGATCAGCGAGATCCCGCATAATACCTATGCGGAAGCATTTGTCGGAATGGGAGGGGTTTTCTTTCGGCGAACCGAGCGGCCGAAAGCCGAAGTCATCAACGACTGGGGGCGCGACGTTCACAATTTTTTCCGCGTCCTGCAGGTCCACTATGTCGCATTCCTCGAAATGATGCGGTTTCAGATTACCAGCCGGGCCGAGTTTGAAAGGCTTTCCTCGATCGACCCGGACACACTGACCGACATGCAGCGCGCCGCCCGCTTCCTCTACCTTCAGCGCACGAGCTTCGGCGGCAAGGTTTCAGGTCGCACGTTCGGCATCTCCCCCGCCGTCGCGGGTCGCTTCGACGTCACAAAGCTGCAGCCGATGCTCGAGGCAATCCATGAGCGCCTTGCCGCGGTGACGCTCGAGCGGAAGCCCTGGGCCGAATTCATTGCGCGATGGGACCGCGAAGGAACGCTCTTCTACCTCGATCCGCCCTACTACGGGAACGAGGACGACTACGGAAAGAGCATGTTCGCGCGCGACGAGTTCGCGGCGATGGCCGATCAACTGGCAAAAATCCGTGGCCGCTTCATTCTTTCGATCAACGATACTCCCGAAATCCGCCAGTTATTTGGGCGCTTCGACCTTGAGTCGGTCAATTGTCGCTACACGGTCGGCGGGAACGACAAGGCCCGCGACTTCGGCGAGCTGATCATCTCCGGATAAATCCAGCACAAGGAAAAGCTATGCTCACGATCGGCGCGGTGAAAGCCGCGGCGCCGCAGGCGCGCGCCTATAAACTGTCGGACGGCGGCGGGATGTTCCTGTTCGTCACGCCGGCAGGGCACAAGAGCTGGCGGTTAAAGTATCGCTGGCGCGGGCGCGAAAAGCTGCTCGTCCTGGGCAGCTTCCCCGAGATGGCGTTGCCGGCGGCGCGTGGCGCGCGCGAGGCCGCGAAAGTGCAACTCGCCGCCGGCGTCGATCCGGGCAAGCGCGCCGATCGCGGCGACAGCTTCGAAGCGATCGCGCGCGCCTGGCACGAGCATCAGCGGCCGCGCTGGTCGAGCGCACACGCCGAGGATGTCATTGCCAGCCTGGCGCGCGACGTTTTTCCGGCGATCGGCGCACAGCCGATCGCGTCGATCGAGCCGGCCGAGTTGCTGGCGATCGTCCGCGACGTTGAGGCTCGCGGTTGCCTCGAGAGCGCCGGCCGCCTTCGCCAGCGCCTCTCCGCAATCTTCGGTTTCGCGATCGCCGAAGGCCACAAAACGTCCGACGCCGCGGCCCAGCTCGGTCGGGCGATGAAGGGCGGCAAGCTCGCGACGCCGCACCCGGCATTGGTGTCGATCGACGAATGCCGGCAGCTGATTGCCGACGTCGCCGCGCTCGAGGTCGCGCCGGCGGTGCGTGGGGCGTCGTTGATGCTGGCGCTGACCGCCGTGCGCCTGGACGCGGTGCGCGGCATGCGCTGGGACGAGGTATCCGGGCTCGACGGCGACGAACCGATCTGGCGGGTACCGCCGGCGCGAATGAAGCTGTCGCGGGCAAAGAAGGGCGAGGAGCGCTTCGCGCATCTGGTGCCGCTGTCGCCGGCCGCTGTCGAGGTGCTGCGCGCCGCGCGCGCGCGATCGCGCGGATCCGCTTTGGTCTTTCCGGGCCGCGATCGCGCGCGACCGATCGGCGAGACGACGCTGCGCGAGCTCTATATCCGCGCCGGATATAAGGATCGCCACGTCCCGCACGGCTGGCGCGCGAGCTTCTCGACGATCCTCAACGAGGAGATGGGCGAGGCCTGGTCGGCCGCGATCGACGCTGCGCTAGCGCACAGCCCGAAAGACAAGGTCGAGGCGGCCTATAATCGCGCGGAGCGGCTGCAGCGCCGGCGCGAGCTGATGAACCGATGGGGCGCGATGCTGGCGGGATGAGGGAAGGGGCCACCCTATGGGCGGCCCCGACGATGCACTTCAGACTCACCTAGCAGAAGCGAAATCGCATTCTTCGTTGCTCGGGTCAACCGGGCCTGCCGATGCTCGGCTGCGGGGTGGCACAGACCTTGCTCTCGGCCCCTGCCGAGCCCCGCGCCGGCGCAGCCGGCGCGCACGACGGTGCGGCCGGCGGTAAGGTCCGGGAAGCATTTTTCGCTTAGGGGTGGGGCCGTTCTATAAGGCGCGTGCCGAAGGCACTCCTTTCATCGGGATATATCTATATCCCCCCGGTTTCTACGGCCCTCGACGATTCGCGCTCCTTGTCCAACAAGGCCGCGATGCGGGCGAGGGTTTCCCCTGCCAGCTCGTCGCCGTTCCACGTCGCGGCGTGGAATTCGGCAGAGGTCATGCTGTCGAGCATGGCCTGCCAATCGCGGGCGTGCTGCTCGCGTGCCCAGTCGGCGTCATCGGGGGCAGGGGCCTTGCCGAGCAGCTGCGCGACCATGCGCTCGAGGGGTTTGGGCAGGAGCAGCGCATAGGCGTTGCTGACCTGCTTCACCTGGGGGCCGGCGCCGTCGGCGTCTTCGACCTTTTCGCTTCGCCGTACCCAGTGCAGGAAGCCCGCCTGACGCAGCCGCCGCAGCGCGGCATGCACGGCGGCATAGCTGTGGCCCACCGCTTCGGCGATCGTCGCGATCGCGGGGTCGAGGCGGCCTGTGCGATAGTCGAGGTAGCGATTGTACAGCACCTCGAGCACGGCCAGGCCGATGTGGCCGATCATGCCGTTTCGGGTGCCTGGATTGTCGCGCTGTCGCTCTCGCCTGGTTCGCCGCTCGAGCTCGCGCGCGCTCTTGAGGATCGCGCCGATCCGCCGCTTCGCGCCGCGCACATGCCCGCCCATGAACGGGCGCCAGATCCGATCTTCGATCGTCCCGACATAATAGCTGTTTCGCCATACCGGCTGCCCGGAATGCCGCGAGACGGCCGCGACGCGATTGCCCAGGATCTCGCCCAGGCTGCGTGTGGGCGCGTTCATGCCGCGCCTCCCGTGGCTGCTACGCCGGCATGAGCATATCCGCCCAAGCCTGCGCCAGCTCGCGCCTGCGGGGAAGGTAGGCGGCGCGATTGTAGGATGCCTCGACGCCCTCCTTGATGTGCGCCAACATCAATTCGATGATTTCGCGATCGCGTTCGCGATCTTCGATCGCCGCCAACTCGTTCATGATTGTCGAAAAGGTCGCGCGCCAACCGTGCGGGACGTGCAGGTCCCTGTAACCGGCGTCGCGGTAGTGCTTGCTGAGCGTCGAATCGCTGATGGGCTGGTGCCCGCCGCCATAGCCCGGGAACAGCCACCGCCGCCGAGGATTGCCCGACAGCGCCGCTTTCACGACTGCGACGGCTTGGCGCGACAGGGGAATGACGAACTCGAAGGTCAGATCTTCCTTGCGCTCGCGCGTCAGCTTCATTTTCTTGGCCGGGATGCGCCAGATCGGGTTCTCGCCGTCGAGATCCTCGAACTCGTGCGGCTCGGCCAGACGCACCACTCCCGGGCGCGCAGCCGTCAACGCAAGCAGCTGCGACGCCAGTCGCGTATAACGCCAGGTCGCCAACGCCTCGCTCGCCTCGAGCAGCGCGCGGGCGTCCTCGATCCGCCGCAAGGCCGGACGCAGCTGCTTCGACCGCGGTACCAGCGCCTTGCGAATGATCGCCGCAGGATCGGTGTCCGCGAGGCCGGACGCGATCGCCCAGACGAAGATGTCCGAAACGTGCAGCCGCACGCGGTGCGCCATTTCCTTCGCGCCGCGATCCTCGATCTTGCGAATCGCCGCCAGCACCATCGACGCCGTTACGTCGCGCATGCCGACCGTCCCGAACTGGGGGAAGATGTCCGCTTCGAGCCGATCGAGGATCTGCCTCGCGTAGCGCGGCGCCAGGGTCGTTGACCGTACCGCATGCCATGCCCGCGCCGTTGCCTCGAAATTGTGAAGCGCCGCCTCGTGCGCCTTCGCTTTCGCCTGCTTTCGCGCAACTGTGGGGTCGATGCCCTGCGCCACCTGCGCCCTCGCGCCATCGCGCAGCACACGCGCCTGCGCCAGCGAGATCGCGGGGTAGAGCCCGATCGCCAGCTGCTTCTCCTTGCCGCCAAAACGGAACTTCCACCGCCACGATTTCGTGCCGGTGGGCTTGATCAGAAGAAACAAACTGCCGCCGTCGGAGAGCTTCCAGTCGCGATCGCGCGGAAGCGCCTTGCGGCATGCTACATCGGTCAGTGCCATGGGCGCCCGATTCCGATACCCCCACTAATACACCCTGGATACCCCATAGTGCCCCCGCTGGTGCCCCCACTATCGGGGGGATTGGCTGAAACCGGACGAAACCGGTTGAAACAGCCTTTTCACCCTGGACCGCAGAAACGCAAGCGTTTCGGGCTCCGTTGAAACAGGTTGAAACTGGAATGTGGCTCCCCGGGTAGGATTCGAACCTACGACCGATCGATTAACAGTCGATTGCTCTACCGCTGAGCTACCGAGGAACACGCCGCCGAAGCGGGAAGGCGGACCCTTTGCCGCCGGTCGCGGGATTAA